AAGACCTATTGGGCTTCGAGAGGTAATAACGCCTTTCCTAATGGAAACGACTAACGCTCGTTTTTGTTTAGAGTGCAAGACAGTTCCTGCCACACACTAAGTTTTGAAATGCAAATCTTGGTTATCGAAATGCAGGTATTAACTTTTTGTTTTTACAATTCAAAGTTTGTTTTGAATTAACCTCAAAGAACTATGACAAAATGTAAGTTAGAAAACGAGTGTCGCTTATATCTCACAAACTAAAGATTTGTGAGTTTTACGCTCAATTTATAAAAAATCAATAAAAATCAATAAAAATAAATAAAATGGCTAGAGAAGAAGGACACTATACAATAAAAAGAGTAGGCAAATTACCAAAAAAAGGTAATTCTAATCTTTTGTATATGATAACAGGTAACTCAGTAGATACATTCTACAGGTGGCTACCAAATAACACATACGAAAGTATATCTATAGTAGCGCAAGGAAACTTAGCTGACACAGATTTACAAACAGCTAGTGTTCAAGAAGCAACAGTAATAATTACTGATACTAATATAACACAAGCATCAGCTTATAATCTACTACCAGCACCAGGGGCAAATAAAATGATTGTTCCTATATCAATAGTGAGTAAGATACAAATAACTACAGCTTACACTAACATTGCTGGAGAAACACTATTAATAGCTTGGGATGCTAACTCAGTAAATGAAGCTGCTGGTATAGGGTTTGGTGACTATGAAATAGTAGGACAAACTGTTTATGTATTACCCATACAAAATGTTTATAGTGGAAATAATATAAATAAAAGTTTAGATGTAGTACTAAGTTCATATGGAGGGGCAGGTTCTTTAACAGGAGGTGTAGCAGAAATAACTATAAAAGTCAGATATGAAGTAATAGACTTCAGTTAATAATATAAAGATAATTTTGTTGTTTTTCTTTAAAAAGGAGGTGCCTTAAAAAGTACTTCCTTTTTTAATAACAAATAATTGTATACTTTTGTAATATAACAAATAATTGTATATTTTTGTAAAATGACTAATAGAGAATTTGTATCACGAATATCAAATCAACTTAGAATGCTCTCTAAGGATGCGTACATAAGCGATAGATTTATCCTAAACATAGGTGTAACTATTGCAACAAAATTTATAACACAAAAAATCCAAAGGAAATCTATTAATAGAGATATGTCTTTATATAAAGAAATTCAATGTATTGAGTTTGAACCAGAAAATGTATTTAAGTGTAATTATGTAGAATTTAAGTCTTGTAAAAAATTATCAAAATCAAAAAAAAATCTTAAAGATTTAGACATAGTTTTTACTAGGTACGGCTCTAGTATAAAAGAGTTATACTCTATTGATAGAAATAATACTTACTCTGAGAGTACATTATATCAATACAGACTTGATTCAGAAAGACAAGGAGAAATAAATGATAATAAGTTTTTCATTTTAGGCGGACATATCTATGTCCCTAAAGAAATTTCAGCTTTGTCAGGACTTATCTTAGCTATGGATCAGTATGAATTAGATAATATTTGTGGATGCAAAGAAGATTGTGAAAGTGCTTGGGATAAAGAATTTATAGCTCCTAACAGTATGTTAGATGATGTAATTTCTTACACTATTCAAAATGCCTTACAAACTAAACAAATACCTGAGGATGAAAAACCTAACTTAAATAGCAATGATAAATAATGAGCAGGTTTATTTCAAAATGCAAACCAGTGCATAAAGGAGTGTCAATAGTAGGAAAAGAAGCTTACAAAGACTATAGACTTACTTCTAAAATAAGAGACCCTAAAAAATTCGATTATTTTTCTGATTATAGAAGGATATCTAGAAAAATTTGGAAAAAAATAGCAGAGGCTTCTATAGAATATGAAAGTGGTGTATATGAAAAAGATTTTTTATATCTTGTCCCACAAGTAATAGATAATAAACCATTTATAATTTTACAAAATGGCAAGATAAAAACTAATAGCCATACAGACGGAGATATCTATACAATGATATTTTGCAATCTATTTAAAAAAGCCAATAATTTTTGTTGGTCCTTAGATGGCAGTTTTTCAACAACGTACTTACAAAAATTGGCAGATAAAATAAATAAAGAAGTTCCAAAATACTACTTTATTCTTCCTACATTAATTAAAAATAAATTTTAAGACGGCCACAAGAAAATCATTAGAGTGGTTCATAAGTAGATGTAAAGAGGTGCATGGTGACATTTATATGCAAGTTACACGGTAAGTTTGAGCAAGAAGCTAATTCTCATTTAAAAGGAAATGGATGTAAAGAGTGTGGGTTCACAAAATAGAAAAATATGACATATAAACAAATATTAGCTGAGATTCGTAATAAATTGAAAGTATATGACCAACAAGGGCTATTAGATGAAATTGCTATAAAAAACGGTGTAGTACAAAATATAAAAGAGTTCGGAGGGAATATTATGAATGAGTACCAAATAACTCTTAGAGTTGAAAAGGGAAAAGTCAAATTGCCAGATAATTTTTGGTCTTTAAAAGCAGCAGTAAAATGCGAACAAGTAGGATATGTAGATGCTAAAGTAGAAAAACATGCACAAAGAAGAACTTCTTACTTAGAGTGGACAGATATAGGAGACTATTATAATTACCTTGAGGGTAAGCCTTGTACTTCAGAAGGAGATGCAAGATACATAACTGAAACTCTTTATTTTGAGGTGCCTAAAAAAGCATATACATTTTATTATAATATGCCTACTTTATTAAATTTAAAACCTCATGTACATAAGGTAAGGTGTGAAACTAACTGTCCAAACCTTATTTCTTCAAGTCCTTTCGACATCTCTATTGATGAACAACATAATTACCTTACAACTAATTTTAATGAAGGTTTTATATGGCTTTGGTATAAAGGCTTACCTTGTGATGAAACAGGAGATTTAATTATTCCAGAGACTTCTAGAGATAAATTAAAAAATTATATTATATACTTTGCTATTGTAAGAACTTTACAAGATTTGTTATTGTCAGAAGATGACCCAAATGTGTTTAATAAATTACAAGTATTCCAACCCTTAGCTGACCAATACTATTACGAGGCAAAATCAGAAAGTATAGCTAAAGGCCTTGCTGGGTGGAGTACTAAATTAATAAACAATAACAGAAGAAATACAAATAAATACGAAACAATGTTTCGAAATCTATAATATAAATGGCAAAACAAAAAGAGATATCTATCCCTAAAGTAGGAATGAACCGTGCCTTATCCCCTCATTTATTAAGTGAAGGGGAATTTGCTTTTCAGTTAAATGGAAACTCGTATGATGAAGGAGGAGAGAAATTTAATCTTACAGACGAACATTCAAATATTTTAGCTGTAAAATTTGCCGAGGGTTTTAAATTTATAGGTGGGAAAAATCATGTAGTACGTGATAAAACATATGTTTTTCTTACTAATCCAGAAACAAAAGTAAGTGAAATAGGCTGTATAGTAAATACTACTGAATTTACCGAAGTTCTTGATACAGAAATTCCAGGGTGCACTGAGTGTGATAAAAATAATAAAGAAGCTATTCCTCTGGAGGAGCAAACACAAGTACCTCACCAAGTGTATGAAACTCTTTTAGAAGACAGTTGTAATTTATGTTTAGGTTTCGATATAGATTTTCCTATAATAAATATTTTAATTAAGGAACAAAATATAGGAACTAAACTTTTTTGGACATCTACTCCAGGAGATAAGGAATTTAGATATTTAGAGTTAGATGATTTAGAACAATATAGAGTTACAGGAGATGATAATTGTGGCGCAGTGCCTACTTCCACATGTTTAGACTGTGATAAATTAAGAGTGTTTAAATTTTTCTCAGAATTAAAAATTGAAAAATATGAAAGGGTATTAGGAGGAAATCTTAAAAAAGGAGGTTACGAAATATTAGGTGCGTATTCGGACCAAGTAGGAAATGAGTATTCTTCTTACACATCTCTTACACCAATAATTCCTATTTTTGATGAGGCTAATGTTATTCATGAGCAATTAGATAATAATGCAGAGACAAACTTTGCTATCAAAGTAGAATTAGCTAATATAGATATAAAATTCGATTTCTATAAAATAGCTGTAAGATACTATACCTCAAGAGGTGTATTTACCACTTTTGTAGAGGGTATTCACGGAACCTCAGATAGAGTCATAGTTTTATCTAATAATAATGGGCAACCAATTAACAACACTAGGCTTGCAGTTAGGAGACCTTTTGTAGAATCTGTTGATGGAGCCACTGTATCTAATAATGTTTTAGTCCTTAATGGAGTAAAAGAAAAAGAACCTATTAATTTACAACCTGTAATTAATTTGGCAGGATTAGGAATTCAGTGGATGTCTTACAGAGCAAAAGAAAATTTATATGCTAATGCAGATTCTTACAAGTATGTAGGGTACAACAGAGATGAAAATTTAGCATTCTCTCTTGATTTTGGATTTACAGATGGGTCTAGAACTAATAATTTTATATTTATACCTAGACCTGCCACAGAAGACGAACTATCCGAGTTTGTAACAGGAGATGATTACGACTCTATAACAGATATTGTAGGAGATTGTGATGGCAATTTAAGAGATAAAAAATGGCAATTTTATAATACTGCTACAGATTTAGGAACCTGTCCAACTAATAGTGTAATAGAAACTGTAACTCAAACAGAGTCTATTACAACTTATACAAAAATAGAGGTGCCTCCTGTACCTACGGGAGTTCTCATAGATATAGATTTATCTATTGTAGAAGAGATATCAGATTTAAAATCTTTTATAGAAGATAATATAAATGACCCTTCAACTTTAGGAGTCATAGCTCCTTATGTAGATATTTCTAATTTAACAGGCTATAACAATGTACCAGCATTACCAGGTGGTTTTTGCGAACCTTTTGTCTTAGACCCAGAAGAAATAATTAATATTGGAGAAACTACCAATGAGAAAATAGAATATATATATCCAAATGATGCAAGTCAGTATGCTAGTATAGCACCACCTGTCACTCCAATTTTGTACACTATAGATTCTGAAACAAATAAATCAGAAATAGATTGGAATTTTTCTTTTGCTTACACCTCTGCACCTTTTATAGGAACAGATATACTAGCTTTTACAAGAAAAAGACAAGCATCTACATACAATAAAACATGTTTTCAAGCACAAGATTTACAAAGAATAACTGATGGAAATGTACAATCTGTTTACAGTTCATTTTTTCATCAAAATGAAGGAGCTTTATCTATAGCATTACTACAGAATTCCGCTATAAATATGCCAGCTTCAACAGTTAGTGGCTCTGTGAACTCTGTTGATGGAGTGTTTACAAATAAATTTCATAAAAATGCACTATGGTTTAAAACCTCAGTTTTTGATAGGGAGAAATTTTATATAAATATAAGTGAGAATACTTCTTGTGATAGAGAGACAATAAAAGTAAATGGAGCAGATTTAAAACTTGGTAGGAATAAAACTTCTTTAGTTAGGGTTTCAGTTTTTGATAAGTGTGCTGCTTTAGCACCTATACATTCTGAGTTAGTAGATTTAGATCAACATACTTTTATTGAAATAAGCTCTACTATTATAAGCGCATTAACAAATACTAGCATGTATATATCTGTAGAAACTTCAATAAAAGAAGCTACAGGTTTAGGTCCTTTATGGAACAGTAACGATTGGGTAAATGATGACAATGAGTATAACCCTCAATCACAAAATGGGGCAACTTTTGTAACAACTTATATAGCCAATCTTCCTTGTGGAGCATGGAACATAGTAGATAGAAATGAAGAACCTGAATCAGCAACTATCTCATGGGACGAAATAAAATTAGAGAAGACTCAAAAATATCTAACCTCTTGTGATTTCGAAATTCCTGTTTTAAAAGATTGTGAGCCAGTCCCATATAAGTATGGAGAAATGGGTTTTTATGAAAGTACAAGTTTGTACCCAGATAATGAAGAGCTTTTTAACTCTTCTACTCTTACTATAAATAAGGATAAGATAACAAATGCAGATTTACTAACAAAATTAGATTTATATAAAGATAGTGAAACAGCTTCTACTATTACTTTATCAGAAGCAGCAGATTTTAGATGTAAAAAAATTAGGCTTTATAAAATGCCTGACAACAAAGTAAGTCCTTTTATTAGAACACAAGAAATAGGATCTAATGCAGAGACTATTATCTCTCCACTAGGTTTTACTATTGATGGAGAAGTGATTAGCAACTTATTAGATGTAGCAGTAGATAACAATCTTATTACACAAGAACAAAAAGATAATATCGTAAATTATAAATTATATAGATCTGACTTAACTTTAGATAGAAGTGTTGTAGCAAGTGGTTTAGTTTTTAATACAAAAAAATATGAAATTGAAGGAGAAGAAATAAATTATTTTAATTATCCTTTTAACTCATTAGGTGAAGATAAATATTTTCCAAATAGTGAAGCAGGAGATGACAACAGCTTTGATAAAATGCAAGTAGTATCTCCTGAATTCGATTATTTTAAACCTTCACTACCTAATGAAATGTCTATTCAAGGTTTTATGTTTGGGAAGTCTAATTCTAGAATTCTTCCAGTAGAGGATCATGCAAAAATGGTAATACTTGGTAAGAAAGCAAAAACTCTTGCCACTGTATTAGCTTCTTTAGAAGCAACAGCAGAGTTAGCAATACAAATAGCTAACTCAGCAGAGGTTTATAGAGTACAAATAGGTCTTGCCAACTCTGTTAACCCAACAGGTACAGTGTTAGGTATAATAGCAGCATCTTTAGGAGCTATAGACTCAGTGACTCAAAAAGTAGGTAAGTATAGACTAGAGTGGCTAAGAACTTTTGAAAACTTGGGCACTCCTTATAATTTTGGGTACTACACAGCAGCAGGATCTAATTATAACTATTTAAAAACTTTACAAACTGATGGAGATAGATTAAGGGGCCTCTCTGTTAGAAAATATCTAACAGGAGGAATGTTAAATATCTCTGATACAACATCAGGTAAAATAACTAAATTAAATAATATAGATAGAGAGCATTTACCTTTCTTTAGTTTAGGTGATTTTCCTATAGATAATATAAATCCTGAGTATGTATCTTTTGATAATTCATCTTTGGCAGCTAGTTTTTCTTCTCAAATACTGAGTTCCGAAACAGGTTGCACTTCTGGTAAAAGTCCTGAACATATAAGAAATGTAGCTTCACCTTATGTAGCATTTAAAAATTACATACCAAATCAATTTGGCACTATTACTAGTATTAAATGGATAGATACAACTTTTTGTATCCCTATTGAGGAGACAGGACTTTGTGAAGGAGTACTAGGAGGAGATACTTTTATCTCAAGACATAGTAAAAAAAGAAAAGTTAGAATATTTGAAACTGACTTACTAGGTTCCGCAGATTTAACTCCTTTTCCTTACAAATTTAATAGTAACTACGGAGATGCTAAATACTATATAGATTATAAAGTTACTTTAGAAGAGAGAACAGGAAGCCAATTGTTTCCAAATATACATTTTGATGTGCATTTTGATTGTCAAGGAAACAGTAATGTATTTTATGTAAAACCACCTGGAAAATTTTACTTATACAGTATAGCTTTTACAAATTTTTTATGCGAAACTAGAATTAACACTAACTTTAGAAATGCAAGGAAAGAGCCTTGGAATCAATTTTATCCTCAAAATTCTGATTATGAAAGTATTACTCAGCCTTCAATAGTAAAATTGACAAGGCCTGAGAAGTTTTTTTACAATAAGGCGTACTTACAAACAAATATACAAAATACAACTTTTCTTTTACCAGAGTACTATTCTAAAGAAAATGAAGCTAAAAAAGCATACAATAAAAACAGTGGAATATACTCATTACCAGATGCAAATGAAAATAGTATAACAGAGCCTTGGCTTCTTTACAGACCTAACGATAAGTTTACTCTTACTTCTAGATATGGTAATTTGATAAATATGAAAGGTATTGAGTCAGACCAAATTTTAATGTATTTTGAAGATGCATTACAATTACAAAATGAAGTTAACCAATACACAGATGGTTCCACTAGTTATACAGCAGATTTAGGTAATGGAGGAATGTTTGCAAAAAGAGCAGTAACACTTAGATCTACAGATATAGGCTATGGTGGTACCCAAACTAAACAAACTTTATCTTGTGAATTTGGACATTTTCATGCAGATATGAAGAGGGGGCAAATATTTAATTACACAGGAAGCACTGGTATGCAAGAAGTATCTAGGTATTCTAATGGTAAACCTAATGGTATGGATGTGTGGTTTAAAGAACACCTACCTTTGAAATTTGCAAAACAGTTTCCTGAATTTATAAATTTAGACAATCCGTACAATGGAGTAGGAATACATTGGGGATATGATAGTAAGTATAGAAGAGTTATTCTTACTAAAAAAGATTATGTCTTAGCAAAAGGAGTTTCTTTTACATATGACATAGAAGAAAATCTTTTTGATGGGTTAACTTTTCAAGAACAAATAGAGGCTGGAAATTTAAAAGAAGTGTCTTGGACAATTACTTATAAACCAGAAACAGGAAGTTGGGAAAGTTATATGAGTTATACTCCTAACTACTATATAAATCATACAAACTATTTTCAAAGTGGAATTAACTCTAATTCATCAGATAACGGGTTATGGAGCCATCTATTAACCAATAAATCATACAGAGTGTTTTATGGTCAGAAATATTCTTATATATTTGAGTATCCTGTGAAAAATCAGTATATTAGCAAACGTTTAGAATCTTTTAGTTGGAATGCTCAATTAAGAAGACATCATAGCAGTTATGATTTCGCAGTTATAGAGGCAAATCCTTTTACAGCAGTGACTATTTATAATAATTATGAAAATTCAGGTAATCTGATTCCAGTATTAAATAATGGTACCGTTTCACAACTATCTAAATATCCTATAACAAAAAAAGATAAAGAGCAAGAAGTACTAATATCTTATGATAACTATAGATATAATTTAAGTTATTTTTACAACCGAACTAAAAGTAATCGTAATAATCAACCAATATGGTTGTGGGATGAAAATCAAATAGACAAAAAAATAAACTCAAAAGCAGTATCTTTTTACGGCAAAAGTACTTTAGAAAGATTAAAAGGAAACTTTTTTATGGTGAGATTAGAGAGAGACGGAAACACAAATTATGATTTAGACTTTAGATGGTCTGAGCAGACTACTAATCCTATTATATAATGAAGTTAAGAAGAATGTTCGCAGATCCTCCAGAGGATTATTACACTAGATTGGCTCAAATAGAGTCTAATAATAATCCTCTGGCAAAAGCAAAAACATCTAGTGCAGCAGGACTATACCAATTTACAAAAGGTACTTGGAGTCAGTTAACAGGTGAGTTAGGATTAGACTATTCTTTAGAAGATAGATTTGACCCTACTAAATCTAGAAAAATAGTACAGGAGTTTACTAAAAGGAATGAAAAATATTTAAAAAATAAATTAGGAAGAGATCCAAATCAAGCGGAGTTATATTTAGCTCATTTTTCAGGTATGGGAGGGGCTAGAAAACTATTAGATACTGTAAAGACATCACCTAATAAGTTAGTAACAGATTTTGTTTCTCCAGGAGCTTTAAAAGCGAATAAAAACGTTTTTTATAATAAAGATGGCACCGCTAAAAAAGCCTACGAGGTTTATAATTGGTCTGCTAAAAAGTTTAATAATGAGACTATTAACCCAAACGAAGCACAAGAAGAGGTTAAAGAACCCTCAGTAGTGCACTCAAAAGAAGATATTAGAGCAAGAGAAGCACAAAGAGATAACACTTTAGTAAAGAACGCTACATACGCAACTCTACCAGATTTAGATAAAGAAGAAGGCAAAGAGCAGGTAAGTATTGAAAAGATTAAAGAGCTATTGGCAAAAGAAAGACAATCTACTGAAGATAGGTTTATACAAGCCTTTCAACAAAAACAGGTTGAAAAGCCTAGCTATTTACCACAACAAGAAGACTCTTCTTTATACGACTATATAGATATAGATACTTATGAAGATGGAGGTAAAAAAAAAGAAGATTGCCAATGTGACTGTCCTGGCAAACCCTCTTGTGAAGATTTAGAAGAACAAACTATTTGGCTAAATAATTGGTATAAGAATAGAAAAATTTCTGATAAACATGACTAAAACAGATAAAAATTTATTAAACTTGTTGAATTTTACCGCTGATAACTCTAAATTACCACATAAAAATAATATTTAAATAAAATGGCTTATAAAATAACTAAATACGCAGGAAAACATAAAATTAAAGATGTCAAAACAGGTAAATCTGTAGAAATTGATATTGAAAAATTTATGGGGGGAGGAAAAGGTAAGAAAAAACTTACTAATACTGAAACTAAAGAGGTTAGAGAGACTACTGGTTTAGATTGGGATGCAGAGACAGCTAACAGATTATTTGAAACTATAGACCCTCCACAACCTATAGAAATACCTGATTTCAACTTAGGGAGATATAAAGATGTGGATTATTTTAATGTAAACTATGCTAATGATGAATTTACTATAGCTCCTACAAAAAGGAATCCAGGTAACTACTCTAAACATAAAGAGTATTTAAAATACCTACAAAAACAAAACCCAGATGTAAAAATAAATACTAAACCTAATAAAAATGGGTACCTTAATTTCAATAAAAGATTAGAATTTGGGGGGTATATCACATCCTTATCTGAAGGTGGAGATAAAGGTAAGAAAAAACTTACTAATACTGAAACTAAAGAGGTTAGAGAGGCTACTGGACTAGCTTGGGATGCAGAAACGGCTAATAGACTATTTGAAACTATAGACCCACCACAGCCTATACAAGTTCCAGATTTCAATCTAGGAAGATACAAAGATGTAAACTATTTTAACGTAAATTATGCTAATGATGAATTTACTGTATCACCTACAAAAAGGAATCCAGGTAACTACTCTAAGCACAGGGAGTACTTAAAGTATTTACAAGAACAAAATCCAGATGTTAGAGTAAACACAAAAGATAATAAAAATGGGTATTTAGCTTTTAATGAAAGATTAGAGTATGGGGGAGAAATCACCCAATATGCTTTTGGAGGCGAAGAGTGTGATCCAGGTGATACCGAATGTTTACAAAGACAGCAAAGTAACTCTTCTATAAGCGGATATGGTGGTAGCCAATTAGGTATGCAAAAAAATAGATACCAATTTTTATTAGATGCAGGTAACGAAGCTAATGCTAAAAATAGTCCTTTCTATGACCCTTCTGATTTTGATGGGACTAAGATAGACCCATTTACACAAACAAGTAACCCAAATGTCTCAACTTCCATCGCATCTGAAGATGAAATGGTTAAATCTAGACAAGACTTTATAGATGCTCAAAAAGGAGTCGAAGGGACACAGGCAGGAGTCGAAGGGACACAGGCAGGAGTCGAAGGGACACAGGCAGGAGTTGTAGGAACAGAAGTAGAAGCTAAAGACAGTATAGATAGTCCTAATACTGAAGAGATAAAGACAGGTGTAGAAAGCACATTGAAAAAAAGCCAAGAAGATAAAAATTTCAACTTATTTAACCCTTATGCAGGAGTAGATATCCCTACAGCAGCGTACACTTTAGGACATAGCATAAAAGATAAAAATACTTTAGGTATTGTAGGTTCAAGTGTAAAACTTGGAGCAGGTCTTGGTAGAAATATTATGTCAGGTCTTGGGCATGCAAATAGAGGAAGTCAAGTGATGGGTGATTTCTATAAAGAACAAAAAAATAAAAGACATGTTCCTGTAAATAGAGCTGAAGGAGGCTATTTAGAGTCTTTTGCATATGGAGGCAAAAAAGATGAAGAGTTAGCCACAGGTGAATTTATGCATGGTGTTTCTAACGAGAATACAGAAGAGGTAAATGCAGAGATTGAAAAAGGGGAGTACTTTCAATCTAGCGAAGGAGATATTGCAGAGGTAGTTGGAGATAAGCATTCCCAAGGAGGCGAGAAAATTCAAATGGAAAAAGATGATAGAGTTTTGTCTGATAAATCTAAATTGGGAGGAAAAGTAGCAAAAGAACTATCTGAAAAGTATGACTTAAAACTTAAAGCTAAACACACTTATTCTGATGTCTTAGATAAGTTTAAAAAGAAATCAAAATTAGATAAAATAATTGAAGAGGAGGCAGAGATTTTAAAGAAAATAGGCGAGCAAGATAAAGTAGGAGATGCTACTACAAGGTCTTTTAACTTAGATGTTTTAACTAAAAAACAGCAGGAAATTGTTGAGAAAAAACACCCTATTGAAGAAGAAAGAAAATTTATTTTTGATGAACTTTTTAATATTCAAGAGGATGCTAAATCTATGAAAAAAGAAGCTCCTAAAACAGGACAGTTAGAATTTGGAGGAGATTTTGAAGCTTTAGCTAAAGAGTTTAATATACCTTTAGATAGAGCAAAACAAGTAATTCAAGAGTTTGCCAATGGAGGAAAAATGGTACCTAAGTATGGAGAAGGTATAAAAATAGGAGATATAGATCCTGTAACTGGTAAAAAAGTAACAGCAGCACAAGCTAAGGAAAAAGTAGCCTCAGGAGAGTGGGAAAGAATAGGAACAAACCAATATATAGATAGAGGTATAGAAGGTTCTTCTAGTGTATCACAACAAGACTTTAATAGCTACAGACAGACTTGGGATAAAAATAAATTTCCTAAATTTGAAGAATATGTACAGGCAGCAGAGGAATGGAAAAAAAATAACCCTGATTGGAATAAAGGAACAACTCAAAATATTCCAGGAACTCCCGATAAACATTTCTATACAGAGCCTAGTACATTAACAGCTCCAACACAAGGGATAGTTCAACCTTCTATGGATATAGTAGTTGGAGGGATGGCGCAAAGACAACATGTACCTAAAGTAGAAGAGTATTTACCAGAAGACCCTAGACAGAGTTCTGGATTGGGAACTTACTTATTTCCAGGAGACCACACTTTAGCACCTACTGCATTACAAGGCACTATAAAACCTGAAAGAAGATATGATAGAGTAAGTCCTAATGAAATTAATATTGAACCTTATTTACAAGATTCTAGGGATAGAGATAATGCACAAGTTCAAAATTTAGAGGGACTTTCTCCAAATGTGAGAGCAGCAGCTTTAGCAAATATGAGGGCTAATGCTCAAAAACAAGAGTCTAATATAAGAAATCAAATAGATACTCAAAATCTACAAAGTGTTGAAAAAGCAGAGTATACAAATGCACAAATTCAAGCTAGAGAAGAAAACGCTTCAGCAGTTGATAGGCTAAAGTATGAGCAAAGACAGTATAGGGCACAAGCTCTTACTGACTATGATCTTAATGAGTATTATAATCACCTTCAAGCAAATAATAAGCAAAAATTTATGGATATACATAACCTTAACTTAGTTAATGCCACAAATGAGGATGTCTATTTTGATGGACAAAGTTTTAAAAGAAAAACTACAGATAGGGAAATTTTAAGTAAAATTAGCCAAGGATAAATTAGAATATATAATAAATAAATAGTAAATTTGCAATATGGCAAACTACCAAAGTATTCCACGTAGGTTTAATAGGCCTACAAGTAGCATTAATCATGCTTATATAGATAAAACTCTTAAAGATAAACAGGGCACAATTGATACAAACTTCGGCTTGTTACAACAAACTGTTGATGCAACTCTTGGCCAAGATTTGATTAGAGATAAAGATAGAGAGTACCTAAAAGATAAAGTTAGAGGAGTTTTAAATACTTTAGATAGAACAGATGAAATTCATTTCGATAGTAAAAAAACTAGATCTACTATCCAAGATTCTTTAAATGAAGCAGCTAAAGATCCAGAGATTCTTAAACAAATAGGAAATACGAAAAAAATTCGCCAGGTCCAACAATTTTATAAAGATAGAGAAAAAAAAGGAGATATAAATCAACAAAATTTTCAGTATGCTTATAGAAAAAGTGGAATTGATGCCTATATAGGAGGAGGCTCTGACTCTGTAAATGATTTTAAGTATTCAGAGTATATTGATGTAGATGCTAAATTAGATGAAGTTGCTAGAAAATTAAAATCAGCTAATCCTAATGAGTTAGTTAGTATACAAAACCCTCTTACAGGAAAAACTGTAAGTAAGAAAGTATCTATGGTTACTCCTGAAGAAATGAGAGGGTACCTTAGGATTCAATTAAATGCTAATGATTTAAAACAATTAGAGATAGATGGTTCAATGTTGTATGGGATAGATGACAATAAAGCTGTAGCATATAGAGACACTCTTATAGCAAATAATAAAAAGCAGAATATAGAAAATGTATCTCTTCTTGAAAATTTTAGAGATAATGGGAATAAAACTCCAGGACAAATAGCAGAGATAAATGAACAAATTGAAACTTTAGGAGCTGAGAGAGCTTCTTATGAGTCTAGATTGATAGGCCAAAAAACAGCAGAGGTTATAGGAGGTCAACAATTAATAGAAGATAAAATACAATTATTTTCTAAATTATATACTAAAAATGGACCAGAGTCTATTAAGTATGATAGTGGATTTTTAAAAAGAATGCGTGATGCTAATTCTTTAGCTAATATTAATGCAAATAGTCCAGTAGGCAACTCAAATATTTCTACTATAACTGCTCCTAAAAATTTAAAGGGTGATGTAGACCCTCTTCAAGAAGGTCTTAACAGAATGGATAAAGCTTTAACAGATAATAGTACATATCTACAAAATATTTTTAATGATTTAGGAGATGACCAGAAAAAGCTGATAAATAAGACTATGGAGGATATAAAAAATGATCCTCAAATTATTGCATTGTATAAAGGGCAAACATTAAGTAATGAAGCTTTACAGATGGAGACAATAAATAGACTTGGAGCAAATTTCTTCCCACCAGATATAGCAAATGAATTAAAATCTAAAATATCAGAGACAAAAAATATTCAAGAGGGTGTTTTAAAAACTACAGACAAGTTTATTAAAACACAAGCTCTACAACAGGAAACTTTTGACCAAACTTTTTTTGAAGAGACAAATCTTACAATGATTACTCCTAAAGGAGAAACCACTATGCAAGATTTTCTAAAGGAAAATGGTGTGTCTAATTTCAGTACTTATAAATCTTTTGTAGGAAGTGATTCAAAAGAGGCAAAACAATTTAGAGCTACTTTAGCTCTACAATCTATGTCTCTTACAAATAACTTATCTTTTGATGATGTAACTAATGAAAAAAGAACCTCAGTTGGTATTTTAGAAGGCCTTTTAGGACCTTTAGCTGCTTTAACCACTATAAATGTAAATGCAGGAGTGGGTACAACTAATAAAATAGATTTGACAAGAAGTGAGTATCTAATGATGAGACAGGCAGCTCATGATTTAACAGGAGAGCCTTTAGATGAGACATACTCTGTAAAAAAAGATGGTGAAGATTATACTTTATCCTTAAAAGATGAAAACACTAATTTTTCTAAAATTGTAAGTAGAACTAACTCACTTTATCAAGAAGGTAGGTCTATATCAAAAATAAGCTATTTAAGTGCAGGAGATACTGATAGAACAATCAGAAATGAAAGTGCAGTTAGGGATCTTTTTAAAGATAGTAAATTTAGAGATTTTGCCTCTAACAATTTACAATTTTTAGATAAAACAGTAGCAGGAAATAATTCTATAAGAATTCAAGGGCACCCAAAACAAATGATAGACCCTATTTATAGAGAGGTAATGAAGCATGCAAGCAATATCACTTGGAATTTAAAAAGGCCTATCGATATATATAAAAAAGAGGATGGAAGTCTTTTTATATCTCAAATAAAAAAAGACCAAACTACAGATAAAGATGGCGATGTGTCTCAAGAAACACAATATCTTACAGCTACTATTCAAGCTAATGATGTAAAAAAGATGGATAGTTTTAATAATCAAATCACCCTTTTACAAAAAGAAGCATCTTTTAAAACCTTAGATAATATTGTCGGAGAGGTTAAAAATATGAATTTTATAGGTAATAATAAAGAGCAAGTAGATGGTTTAAATAGGTTGTATAATAAGAGTAATCCAATTGAAAATGGATTTAGGCTTTTATCAGATGAAGCATCAGCTAGAAAAATGATCTTTAACTCTGAAAACGATTTTTATTTAATGAAGTCTCAAGAAGGACAAAAAATAAAACAACAGTTCGAAGATTTTGTAACTAATACACATAAATACTCACTAGACTTCACAAAAGGAGTAGCTACTGATTATCAAGTTTTGATAAAAACAAATAATGGTAAAGATATAGTAGGGAAGATACCTCTTGAAAAGGGTATTTCAGTAGAGGCTTTTGAAAAAGCATATCAAGGAACTCCACAGGTTTTTCTTTCTATGTACTCAAAATCCCAAGTAGATGAATTTATGAAAAATATGATAAATGGCAGAAGATAATAACTTTCCACAACTTACAGAACAAATAGCAGGAGATACAGGAACAGGGCAACCAGAGTTCTCCCCTGTAGATTATATACACAACAGTATTAAAGCAAAAGCTGCAACACCATCTCTTTTACAAGAAATGGATGCAGAACAAGAAAAAGCTGGGTATTTTTCTAACATGTTTAAGCCCTCAGATAATAAAATATCTTTTAATGAGGAAAGAATAAATGTGGAGGAGGCCTACACTAAGTTAAGTGACGGAAGTTATATAACTAGGTATGATGAAGGTTTTATAAAGGGAGCTGATAATGAACAATTATATGCTGAAAGACAAAGTACTTCTTCAAAGTGGATTAATGGAGTAAATAAATTTGTAGGTAAAACAACAGATAATGTAATAGGAGGAGTTTTAGGAACTGCCTATGGAGCTATCTCAGCAATTGCAGAGGGTAATTGGGAAAATATATATGATAATGAATTTTATGATTTCTTAGATGACCAAAACACTAAGATGGATACTTTTGCAGCAAACTACAGAACTCAAGAAGAGAGAGATATGGGATTTTTCTCATCTATGGGTACAGCTAATTTTTGGGCGGATGATTTTTTAGGTGGAATGTCATTTATGGTAGGTACTGTAATTTCTGAATCTTTATGGGCAGCAGGTACAGGAGGTTCATCTCTTACTACTACAGCAGCAAGAGTAGGCCTAAGAGCCTCTAAATATTTTAATACAGCAAAAGCTCTTACAAAGGGTGTAAAAGATGCACAGAAAACAGCTAGAGCCTACAGTAGGTTAAATGCTGTAAAAAATAGTACTGCCTTAGCAAATAAATTTGGGAAAGCAGGTGAAACTTTAAATTTAGCTCGATTTACATATACAGGAGCAGGATTTGAATCTGGTATGGAGGCAAGAATGTTTCAAAAAGAACAAAGAGATGCCTTTAATAGAGATTTCGAACACCTTAATGGAAGAGAGCCATCAGCCGAAGAGATCGCAGGTTTTGAAGATAATTTAGGGAAAACTACAAATGCATTATGGGCAACCAATATGGCTTTAGTAGGAACATCTAATTTTGCTATATTAGGTAAAACATTTGGTGTATCTTCACCTTTTAAACTTCCAGGAGCAAAACTTAATAAAACTCTTTTTGGAATAGGAGAATCTACTAAATTTGGTAAAAATGGACAAAGATTAGCAAGTGCTGCAATTAAAAGAAATAAACTTCAAAAAACTTTAGGATTTAGTAAAGCTATTTTAAAGAACCCTTTTTATGAAGGTGTTGTAGAAGAGGGCGGTCAAGCTGCTTCTTCTTCTGCTATGGAAAAGTATCTAACTTCAAGATATAATCCTAGTGAAGATGCTATGGGCATAGCTGAAAGCATATATGATGGAATGGCTCATACCTATGGCACAAAAGAAGGATGGAAAGAAGTAGGATTAGGAGCTTTAATAGGTCTTTTAGGAGGAGAAGGTTCAAATGTTGCTTCAGGTCAAGGGTTGTTTAGAGAAGCTAGAGAGTCTGTAAAAGACCAAGATGCTTCAAGTGTGGCAAAAGCTGAAAATCTTAATGATAATTTAGGGACTAAGGTAACAGATAGAATTTTTGCTACTAAATTTGAAGAGAACTTAGCACATGCTACTGAAATTCAAAATGCCCAAACAGAACTTAGTGAAGCTGAAGATGCAGGTAATGTAATGGGTATGGCTAATGCCCAAGGAAAAATAATGCTTACATCTATTAAAAATGCTATAGATTTTGATTATTTAGATAGCCAAATAAAGGATTTTAGAGCGGGGCTTGAAATGCAAGATACCTCTAAAATATCAGACCATTTTGGTATTGAAGAAAATGAAGTAAAAGGAAAAATAGACGAACTTGTAACAGAGTATGAAAATTTAGGAAAAAGCTATAATTCAGCAAAAGAATTTGCTGATTATATTGTTTCTGATAATCCTAAAGAATTAGATATTAATGGAGAATCTATTGATCCCAGAGTAGTTAGAACTGCCATAGCTTACCAAATGGTTATGACAGAGGTTATGGAGAAAAATATGGACGGAGCTCACAAAGCTATAACAGAAGCTCTTTCTGAGCTATCTCCTCAAATTGCAGCTAAACATAAACAGGCTTTAGATAGACTTCACCAAATAAATAAATCAAAAAAATCAGATGTAGAAGCTCTTGGTAAGTCAGAAAACAGACTATCAGCAAAACAACGTCAGCTTAAAAAGTTAAATAAACAGCTTCTTAAAGTTGACCAAGAGAAAGCTAAAGCTTCAACAAAGGGAAACCAAAAAGATGCTGACAAATATAATTCCTTAGTTAATAAAATAACTAGAGTAAAAGAACTAGTACAAGAGTTAGAATTAGATGTAGCTAAAAAAGAGGGAAAACTAGTAGCAAAGCAATCAGAAATAGATAACTTAGATTCAGCTACTAAAGCCTTAGCAGCTAGATTAGACATAATAGACCCTTTAGAGGGAGATGGATTAGTCAAGCAATCTACCTTAGAAGAAATGCAAAATAGTCTAAAAGAACTAGATGAAACTCTAAAAAATCTAGGTAAAACTAATCCTGTACTTGTAAAAAGGGTATCAAAACTTGGGCAGGAGTACAAGAGCGGTCTAGAAATGTGGCAACGAAATGCAGATACATTACAAGATATTACAGACCCAGAATTAGGACTAAAAAGAGTTGGGACCATGATGCAGAAAAAGAAAACTGCTGGAGAAACTACTTTAAAATTCTTAGAGAGATTAAAGAAAACCCAAGAAGAGGAAAAAGAGTTTTCTACTAAAATAGAAAAATTAATGAACACTAATCAAAGTGATGCTGCAAGTGATGCTGCAAGTGATGCTGCAAGTGATGCTGTAAATGAGCAGGAAGAGGCAGACCAAGATTCAGGAGTAGACCCAACTCAGGAAAAAGAAGTTACAAAAAATATAGTACAAGATAAAATAAAAAAATTAAAAGAAACTTTAAAAAAACTTGTAGGTGAAAATAGTCACGTCTTAGATAATTTCACAAACAATACAAAAAATTTAGTACAAGATAAGGCACCAACTCAGGAGGAGCTTGATGAGTATCAAAAATTAAGAGATGACTTCAAAGCAGGAGATATAAATCTTTTAATTGGAAGAACTTTAGATAAAATAGGAGCTAGAACGAAAGAGAGAAGTGGTTTTTCAGATGAACAAATTCTAAGATACCAAGAATTGTCTCAAAAAATGTTAAATTGGAGAATTGTAACTGGAACTAATGCTAATGGTGTTTCTATACAAGACTTATTGGACCAAATAGAGGCATATGAACAAGAATTGCAAGAGGAGGGAGTCCAATTGCCTGTAGGACAGTACTTAGAAATGTCTGAAGAGGGCCAAAAAGAATTTTCTGTAGATTCTAACAATCCAGATTATGTCAACTCTATGGACAAAGTTAACATTAGGCGAGATAGTATAGAGACAACTATATCTCATCTAGGTCTCGAAACTTTAATAGATAGCGATTTTAACGTTTCATTAAAAGAAGAAAATGTTAATAAAGGAACAGAGAGTGAACCAGAAATTGTAGATGTATATTCTTTAGAAAAAGATGGAAAAACATTCGATATTCAATACACTAAAGACCACCATAGAACTATTATATCTAAAGGGGATACTAAAGCTTTCTTAAAAGGTATGGGTATGCAAACTGTAAAATACAACACTAAAACAGGATGGGGATATGTATTTAAAGATGGGGTTCCTATGAAAAGTGATTTTGGAATCAATCTTGTAAATAACCCAGAAGTTAGTATTTTAGCACCTCAAAAAATATATGAATTGAAGCCAGGAGATAAAGTATCTTTCATGTTAAATTTAAGAGACACTTTTAATGTAGAGGAAATTCTATCTTTAGTAGAAGCTGGAAAAATGGAGGAGGCCAAAAAATTAATGTCTATTTATATAGTAGATAGAAATGGCGCAGTTTTAGGATTTTTAAAATCAGGGGTAAAAGAAGAAGGTTCAAATTTTAATAAAGTTCGTGATTCAGCTTTTATCTCACTTCAAGAAAGTTTAAAAAGTAAAGAACTTACTATAGAAAGCCTAATGGAAGATGAGTTTAACTCAGTTATCTCTCTGCCTTATGAAGTGGAAGTAGAAAAGACTTTTGTAGGTACTCCAAATATAGAATTAAATTCTGATGGATCGGCTAAAATTTTCAAAATAACTAAAAAACAAGCCAAAATTATCACAGGTTTTGGATATGCTAAAAAAGGGAAATTGTCAGGAGAAAATAAAGGTGTTAGAATGACTTTTATTCCTAAAAATACAAACACCCCTTATGTAGTTATAAAGCATGGAGAAACTGAAATAGCATTCCCAGTAGGGTTAACGCCAACTAATTCTACTTTAGGAGAACAAGTAATTGACATAGTAGATTCAGATGCAAGAGAGCAAGATAAGATTACAAACATAATAAATTTATTAAAACAAAATGGAGTGGAACCTGCTCAATTTAACTTAGACAATCTTAAAGATAACTCAAAAGAGATAGATAAAATTTTGAAATCTCTTAGTGGAGCAACTAGAAGTTTTTCAGAAATTGAACTAGGTAAAATGTCACAAGAGGAATTTTTAGAAAAAGTAGAAATTGTAATAAATTTAGATAAAGATGCATTTGTATCTCCTAAAGTAAAAATAAGCCTTAGTAAAAAATTAATAGAGAAGAACTCTGGAGAGTCTACAGCCTCTAAAAAATTAACGGAAAATGAAAAACAAGATTTAATTATTTCATACTTAAAAGAACTATCTTTTGCCAAAGAACTAAAAGATGTAGAGGCTCAAGTAAGAGCAACTGGGGACGAAGTATTTATTCAAGAGTATTATGAAAATACTAAATTTAAAAATCAAGTAGAGGTAGCAGCATTGGCTAACTCTCCAGTACCTAGTATTCACACAGACTCATCTATAGAAAATCTATTACAAGATGTAATTGATGAAAATAATGAGGAAATTCCTCTAGATACAAATCAAAGTTTTGCAGAGGAAGTAGCTGATTTAAAAGCTTCTCCCACTCAAGCTAAGATAAAAAATCTAGCTAAAAAAGTTAAAAACAGTTTAAATAATTCTTATGAGTTAGTTAGCAGTTCTATGGATACAGAGTCTTTATACCATATCCCTACTTCAGAAACAGAGAAACAAATGTTTAAATTAGGCTATATAAGAGTAATAGGCGATTTTTATAAAAAAATAGATAAAAGTAGTTCGGTACTTGAATTATTAGAGGGGTTATACGAAAAGTATAAAAAGGGTACACTTCCATCTCATATGCAAGAACAGTATTCTTCATTAGAGGATTTCTTGGAAAAAATGCCAAAAACATCTATCGATATTCTTAAAAAATATTATAATACTCAACCTAAAGAAGTTATAATAAAAAGTATCCCCCAAGTAGTGAATAGTCAATATTTAAGAGAGGAGTTCAAAGGAGATTTTGCACAATTTATTTCAGAGGAAAAAGCTAAAGGAAGTGTATTGTATAAAAAAATATTAAAACATTTTAAAATTACAGATAAAGGCATTTTAAAAAATAATATCCTCACTAGAGAGAAGATAGGGCAATTTGAAAAAGAACTAGGAGATGTTTTACCAAATTTAATAAGCTACTCTCTAATAAATAAACATATAGACTTGCAGGAGACTGCTCAAACAACTATCTTTGTAGAAGAGGGTGCCCGTTTGGAAGCTGTAAATAATCCTAACTTAATAGAGCCAAAGGCACAAGCAAAAATAATAGATGATAAAACAATATCTTTCACTAAAATTAATAAGCCTTTTATTAGGCGTGAACAAAGTGTATACGAACAAGTATTTTCTGATAAACAAGGTGGCTATGTTTACCAACACATTGCTAATATAGATCCTAACTTTATTATTACAGAAGTACAAGCACCTTTCAATACTAATACACATAAATCAGAAAAAGAGATTGACAGAACAAGCACAAACATCAACACAACTAAGGGAAGCAAAACAGATTGCTAGAAGGAAAAGATATATATCTTTCCTAGAAAGGTACCCTGTATACTCCACTCTTATGGTTTTAAAAGATTATGAGTATTCAGAACAATATGAAGAGTGTGCAATAATAATGGAGGCATTAACAGAATATAAAGATAAATATAAAAGTAGTCTTCCAAAAAATTTAAAGTTTCCTAGTAGTGTAGAAGAGTATGAAGGAGTAGGTCATCAAAAATTATTAGAAAAATTAGATATAACAGTAGGAAAAAGATTAGCACAAGATAGAGCTAGAATAATAAAATTAAATTTACCCATTAAAAATGAGTTGTAAAGTAAAAAGAAATTCAGAAGGCAAGATAATTAAAGTTTTAGACTCCCAAGGTAAGGAGTCTAAAGTTTTTAATAAAATAACTCAACTTCCACATGTAGCAAATTTAGAAGATGCCGTAGCTATATATGACGAGATTTTAAAAAATACTGAGAGCTCTTTTACATTAGTTGCAGATGGTGTTACATATAATTCTTTTAAAGAGGCCTTAGAGCAAACAGAGGCTAAAACAATAGATATTGTATCTAATGGTAAAGTAATTGCCAGTCTTCCTTCTACACTTGATGAAAGGACTACTGAGGGTACAATAAACTCTTTTATTATAAATAAAGTTATTACAGATGAAAAAGTAGTATATAAAGGAGAAAGTTTTTTTAGCCCAGTAGGAGAAACCTATTACGATAGACAAATTTCACTAGAGTTTTTTAAAGAATCTGCTAAAGAATCTTTAGATAAAGATCAGTATAGTGTAAAGAAAGGTTTAATAAAAATAGAGAAAAAAGTTAGGAAGACTTCTTCAGAAAGCTCTCTACATAAAGTGATTTCAGATAAACTTCTAACTTATTTTTCTGCTGGAACAGTAGTAAATAAAAAATCTAAAATAGATGAGAAAAATCTAAAATTAAACCTAATGAGGATTCTCTCAGATATGGGAGTATCTGTGATATCTTTAAAACAATACCAAGATAGATTTAAAGAAAAATCTGGAGGCATACCTCCATCGGCTGAAGCTTTGGCTGATATTGCAAATAGAGTGATAGCTTTTAAAGATGGAAACCTAACTATAGATAATCTTACTGAAGAGGTTATGCATTTTATTGTAGAAACTTTATCTGAGGAAGAAATACAAGAATTATCAAGCTTTATTAAAGAAAGTCAAGAATATCAGGACCATTACGAACAATATAATAAGCAATTTAAAGGAGACCAAAAACTATTAGAAAAAGAGATTTTAGGTAAAATTCTTAAAAATGTAACTCTTAATAAAGTAGGAGAAAAAAATGAATCTTTTATTAGTAGGATTTTATCTATTATTGGAAAATTCTTTAAAAACTTAAATACAACTCAGGCACATAAAGACCAACTAAAACAATTAAATGGCCTTGTAGAAAGATTTGTTATAGAGCAAGATGGGCATAGTTTTTCTGAGGATAGTTTATCTAACTCTAGGGAAATTGCCTTAATGTACTCTTTGTCAGACCAGGTATTAGAAACTCAAGGAGTCTTTGCAAAGACCTTTAAAAGTATTACTGATTTTAGACAGTTTAACTCTTATAAAAGAGAACTTAAAAATATTTCTTTTGAGAATTTAAAAGGAAGAGAATTAGCAGTTGCTGTTAGTAGATTTATTGAGATGTCTTCAAAACTTATTGAGACTACAGAATCAGCTATAAAAACTTCTAAATCTAAGAGGAAATCTTTAAGTGGACAAAACGCAGCTATTTTAAGAGATTTAGATGGAGAAATTGCATCTCATTTAGATTCTTTAGCGGTGGAGTTAGATACGCCTATAACTGGCATAGATGGCCAAGAAAGAGTTAAACTTAGACAAAAATTAAAAGAAAACTCTTCAAGAATATCTGAATTAAGAGCTTTAAATGACCAAACCACTGATGAACATATAGACCAAATGGTAGAAGAGGTTACTGCCCAAATGGGAGAGGGAGAAAGTGAATTTTTCAGAGAGGAAGTAAGAAAAGTTTTAAAAGGCGAGGTAAGTGATACAAATAAACTATTTTCATTTTTTGGTCAATTGCATCATGCTTCTAATCCTATTTTAAATATGATTGGTAGCAAGATTTGGGAGATGAATATGAAAGCTAACCAAGAGAAAAAAGAAGACCTAGCAGATTTCTTAAATTATATGGATGAAAACCAAAATTTAATAAAAGATTTTGGGTCTTTAGTAAAAGATGGTTATTTTGAAGATATAGTAGACCATAAAGGATTTGAAGAGGCTTTACTTAAAGCAGAGATGGAGGCTTTTTCTAAAATATCAGGGCAGAAATTTAAAGATATACAAGCATATAAAAAAGCAAAAAATACTACAGAGGAAGAGAGTAAAAGCGATGATTCTAAAATAACATTAAAACCTCTTAATGAGCAGCTTTATGGGGAGTATAGAACTCAAGTGCAAAAAAACCAATTGCCACTTCTTGAAACTTTAATGAATGAAGATTACTACAAAAAACAATTTGAAAAGTATAAAACTTTAGATATTTCTGGTGCTACTCAATCTTTCTTAAAACAGAATTCTGCCAGTAGGGGAGAAATAAAAGCTAAGGCTACTGAAACTTTTGTAGATGAAGAAGGAGTAGAAAAGAGAAGAGTTGTTTTATCTCCAGAGAACAAAGATTCTCTTAATTCTATTTCTAAGATAAGAAAAGCTAGAAAAAATATATATTCAGAGACATCACTATTAAAAAAAGGACTATCTCTATCAATAGATAAGCCTCAAGGAGAAAAAAGTGTACTTCTTCCAACAGGTCAATTTTTATCCCTAAGTATTTCGCAAGAGATGAGTCAAGGTGAAAAAGATTTTGCAAATATATCTTTCGACCTACATGTTTTAGATAATAAATACATGGAGGATTTGAAAGATAATCCAAAGACTAAGACTTCAGAGTCCAGGTCTAAAGAAAATTTTGCAAATTATATTCAATCAGTTAGCTCTTCTTTAAATAGCCAAGAATTGATAGACACGATTATATCTAATTTAGATGTATCTCTTTCACAAAAATTTTATGACACTTTAAATGGAGATAGTTTCTTAAAAGGCAATACTCTTAATGAGTTGAATCCTGATAAGTTATTAGTAGTAGAGGCAGTAAAAGAATTATATGCCAAGAGAAACTCTCTTTTGGCTATGTATAGAAATGCATCCTCAGCTTTTGAAATAGATAGAATGACAATTAGTGACCAAGAGTCTATTAAAAGTTTATCAAATCAAATTTCAGATTCTCTACAAGGTTTAAAATTACCAAAAGCAGAATTATCAGAATCCGCAGGAGAAAAAGCTCCAAATATAGCATATACTGAAGAGTTAAAACGTAGGGGTATAGAGCAAGGTACAGAAGAGGAATTAAAATTTGTTATAGAATTCCAACATACTAATATACCTCAAATAAATAAGCTAAAAAATGCCTTTTATAAAAATCAGTCAGGCCTTCTTTTATCAGAGACAGACTCTAAGATACTTAATAAGTATCAAGGGAAAAACCTGATGGAGACACAATTAAATTATGCTAAAAGCAATTTGATGCCTTATTACACCAGATTTGCACCAGAGGGCTATAAATCAATGAAAGAACAACTCGATGAAGGAAAAAATATTTTAGAAATTCTTAACAGTATTTTCAATAATGAGTATTTAGATGTACGTATAGACAACTCTTTTGAAGAGGAGGGGAATCCATTTCAAAATCCTAATTATAACGATAAGTATGATGGGGGATTCCAACAACCTAAAAAAGGAACTTTTGTAAATAAAGATTTTATAAGCAAGTTTGGCATAGATTCTAATGGGAATGCTACTAAAAATAAAAGCCTTTTTGAAGCAAGGAGGCTTTATATAGAAGCTCGTAAAAAAGGATTAGCAAAAATGGGAGAAAAAGGAGCTAATCCTTATAAAACTATTCAAGTATCAAAAAGTACTACAGAGCAAATTAGAGCTTTAGTAGGAAATAAAAATAAACTAGATACAGCTAAAGAACTTCTTAAAGAGACTTTTCAATATAGAGTAGATGATTTAGCCTATGGAGAAAAAGGATTTGAAAACAATAAACAACTACCTAAATACTACACAAGAGACTTAGAAAATGCCTCAGATGTATCTACAGATTATATTTCTTCTCTAGCTCAATTTGTATCTAGAGCAAACGAGTATAAAGCAAAAAAGAATGTTATCTCTGATATAGATGCTTTATACGACATACTTCTTAGAACTAAACGTCATTCAAAAAGTAAGTCTCTTGAGAATACTATAAAAATGGCTGACTCTTATATAGAGAGTAGTATATATGGTAAGATTGAAAATAGAGCTTACGAAGTAAAAGTTCCAGGGACTGACTACAGTATGGATATGGCTAAACTATCTAGAGTTTTTACAAAGTATGTAAGTTTAAAGAATTTAGGATTCAACACTACAGTACCTTTAACTGGATTATTGTCGGGAATGGTTTCTAAAAAAGTAGAAGAAATTATTGGAGAAAAAATAAATAGAGATTCTTCTAAATTAGCAAATGCAGAGTATAAAAAACTTTTTAAAGATGGGGGTTCTCAAGCTTTGAATTTTAATGACAACTCTAAACTTTTTCTTATAGGACAAGCTTTTGGTATCTATGATATTAGTGCTAAAGCTAGAAATGCAAAGTATAATAAGTTTCAAAGAGCTTTTTCAAAATCTGCTATGGGATTACATACAATGGCCAACTACCCTATTATTCCTAAAATTGCACTATCTATAATGTTTGATAATAGAATTATTGATGGACAAATATTTAAAAAAACTCAATATTTCCAAGAGCAAACTAGAAAAGGGGTACCAAAAACAGAAATAGAAACTGTATGGAAAAATTCTGAGGACAAGGCTATTTATAATTATATGAATTTTACAAAAACTGGCTTCAATTGGGACCCAAAAGTAGAAAGTCTTATTTCTGATAGACAGTATTTGGAAAATAGAAAACTTTTTATGATGAAGGATATTAGAATGCAGGTAAGTAATATTGATGCAACTATACCTCAGGAAATGAAGCTGGCAGCACAAAGGGATGCTATTGGATCAATGATGCTTCTTCACAGAGGATTCCTATCTATATTTTTACAAAACAGGTTAAAAAGCAGACATGTGAATATTGACTCTGGATTACTAGAAGAAGGTTCTTACAGAACATTATCTGGACTAATGGCAGATTTCTTTAATACAAAAGGAAATATGTCTGAAAAAATAGACAATTTAAAAAAATCTTTGAAACCACCTGCTCCAGGAGCTAGTGATAGTGAATGGCTAGAGTACGAATTGAAGGTTAGAAATATGAAAAGAATTGCAAAAGAAATGGCAGCAATGGGAATATTAGTTACTTTAGGAGCTTTAATTTTTGCAGCAGCAAGCGACCCAGATAATGAAGATATTTATGCTTTGCAAATGAGTTCTTATTTGACAACTAGACTTCTTAATGAGTCATCTACTGCTTTTACACCATCTATTTTAACAGATTTAAGCAGTGTGATTGAAAGTCCTATTGTGGCTTATGATACAGGAAAGCAATTTATGCAAGCCTATAAACTTTTTGATGGAGAAGAGATTAGAAGAGGTAAGTATAAAGGATTGTCTGTCAGACAAAGATGGGTTACAAAAAATGTACTTGGATTCAAAGGAGTTTATGATGTATGGGGAGCAGATAATATTAGAGAAAGTGAGAAAACTTATAGACTTTATAATGAAGAAAATATAAATAGAGCTACCTTAGGCCTAAATAGTCTATACCAAAGTGCATACAAAGATTAGGTAAAGTAAAAGCCACTATAAATAGCAGCTTAGATTAATACAAACCTTAGATTAATTTCTAGGGTTTTTTATAAATCGAGCCTAAAACTCACAGGTCGTTTTCGCCTGTGGGATGTAAGCGAAACATTAACCTTGACTTAAAATATATTGACGAATTGTATCTGGACTTGCTTCACCAATAGAACAAACGAAGTAACCAGAACTCCAGAACATATTTTTGTACCAATACTCTCTACGAAGTTGTATTGGATGTAGTAACCATATTTGACGAGTAGATTGTTGTTTTAACCTACGAACTATTTGAGATATAGATAAGCGAGGAATGTAACGGATTAGAAAATGTATATGATTAATATCTGACTCAAAGACTTCTACGCTAAAATCTGAATTATCTATGATATTATTGAATATTGAGTACATATCTTGTTTAAGTTGATTGACTAATAACGATTTACGATACTTTGTAACTAAAATAATATGTGCTTTTAAGTAATGTTTTGAGTGGTTTGTAGAAATGTAATTTGATTGCATAATGTAGTATTTTGTGAATGTTTTACAACCAAAGACGGAAATATTTACAAAATACGGTATTATTGTATAAAAAGTTGTATATTTGCGCAGAATGAAAGTAATACATAGAACATACAAGTTTCAATTACTGCCTAATAAAGAGCAGGAAACCTTACTGAATAAGCATTTCGGTAGTGTTAGATATATCTATAATCATTTTTTAAACGAGAGAAAAGAACAATATCAAGCAGATAAAACTTCTGATAATTATTACGCACAAGCAAAACACTTACCGAATTAAAGAAAAAAGAAGATACTATTTGGTTAAAGGAAGTTAATTCTCAAACGTTACAATTTGCTTTGAGAAGTTTAGATACTGCTTATGTGAATTTCTTTCGTGGAAATGCAATGTTCCCAAGATTTAAGTCAAAACGTAAAAAGAATACATTTACAGTACCACAACATACGAAAGTACTTGATGGTAGAATATATATCCCTAAATTCAAAGGCGGTATTAAGATAAATATCCATAGAGAAATTAAAGGTAAGATAGGAAAGTTTACAATATCTAAAACACCTACTGGTAAATATTTTGTGTCAATATTAACTGAACAAGAATATGTACCAAGTAAAAAAACAGGAAAATCAATCGGAATAGACTTAGGTTTGAAAGATTTTGCCATTACTTCTGATGGGATTAAATACAAAAATAATAGATATACAAAAAGATATGAAAGACAATTAAAAAAAGCACAACAACATCTTTCTCGTAAAACAAAAGGTAGCAATATGTTTGAAAAACAAAAACGTAAAGTTGCATTGATACACGAGAAAATAGCAAACACAAGACAAGATGTATTACATAAAGTTAGTAATGAAATTGTATCTAATTTTGATATAATTTGCCTTGAAGATTTGAATGTAAAAGGAATGATTAAAAACAGAAAACTATCTAAACATATTGCGGATGCAAGTTGGGGTACGTTTGTTAGGTTTGTTGAATATAAAGCAAATTGGAACAATAAAACTATTGTTAAAATTAATCGTTGGTATCCGAGTTCAAAGACTTGTAGCGTTTGTGGATATATTAATCAAGATTTAAACCTTTCAATTAGAGAATGGACTTGTAAAAACGGACATAAATTAGACCGTGATTTGAACGCAAGTATAAATATTCTAAATGAGGGATTAAAAATATTTAGGCAGGAACTGTCTAATACAAAGGTGGAGAAACCAAATAAGACTTCTTTAGGGAAGCACGTTTCTGTGAAACCCGAAGCCCATCACATCGGCTCTGCCGTGTGTGGGTAGTTCACTTAAATTCATCCTCTATTGCTTGTTTCTCTGCAAATTTCCAAAGGTCCTGATATTCCTCTAAGAGATATTTAAAAGAAAACTTAAAGGCATCTTTTAACCTTTTTGTAGGTAGTTCTTTGGAGTTAATAAAGTCTTTAATTACGTGATAATTTACTTCTTTTCTAGATATGCTATACTTTTTAGATAAAATAGAGATTGTTGCTTTTATTCTATCTTCATAAGTGCCAGTGTACTCATCTCCCATTCCAATAATACCTAAACATGGTCCTGCAACATAATACCCAAACTCTTTTAAATACTCCCCTGTTACAGATATTGAAAATCTGTATTCTTTATGATATAGGTATACTGTTATTCCACTTCCTCCATCAGTAGGGCTTCCTGTTCTTAATTCAAAACCTAGTAAATCTTCTTTAACTGACTCTTTCATATTCCAAATAATTTAGTTCTACTAGTTTTTGCGCCATCAAAGGTACAACTGAATTCCCTATAAATTTTAATTTATCTTCTTTTCTCCCTGTAAGTATATAACTCTCTGGGAATCCTTGAATTCGCATAAGTTCATCTAAAAATAACATTCTAATCTTAACATCAGAGATACCATGCTTTCTCATAAAGTATCGCATAAGCCTTTCAATGGATCTTACACCATGTTTTTCCAAAGAGTAATTTACCTCTGCCTCAGAACTAGAAGAAATCATATAGACAGGCTTCTTATCCATTCTAGCAATAAGTGTTTGACAAGGCTCTTCTATAGATCTTCCTCTATTATCAAATTGTGTATCAACTAACCAATTTTTCTTAATTGTAACTTTGGCATATCTCTCCTTAGTGGTTAAAGTATTACAGGGGTCATCTATACTGTGGTGTGTACCATTTCCATAGTAGGAGGTCAAGAAGTTTTTCTCATCATTATGAAATTTCTTCATACCTTTATACACCCTAATCATTGTCTTAGTTGCCCAAGGTTGGTTTTTACCATTAAGTCCAAAAATAGATACTCCCTCCTCTTCTAAGTCTAAAATATTTCTAACTGGTTTCCATAAAGGAAGACTGTTTGGATTAGACTTACTTCTTTTAATATGCGTTTGTTTAGGCCATTGTATTGTTTGGAAATCCCTGGTAAATATTCCAAAATACCTTAATCTGGATGTATTTGCACCAAAATCAGCGGAGTTTAAAAGTTTGTAATCATAATGAAAACCTCTAGAGATAAAATCATCTCTCCATTTATCGTAGAAAATACCTTTAAGATTTTTTATAGGTTTTCCTTTCTCATCTAAAGGACCCCAAGTTAAAAATTCCTCTACATTCTCTATAAAAATTGCATTGGGATTAAGGTGTTCTTGGTATATTAATAGGTGTTCTGAGAGAGTTCTACTATCTGCATCTCTAGATAAACCACCTTTAGCCTTACTAAAGTGTGTGCAATCGGCAGAGCTCCAAATATTTATAATGCAGTTAGGTTCTTTTTTACGAAGCTCCTCTACTAGTTTTTTAAGTTTTACAATAACTTTCCAATCTGTTACATCCTCTGTGAGATGTAAACAGTCTGGGTGGTTCAATTGATGACAACGAATTGCTTCTGCATCATGATTTACACATGCAATAACAGTTTGACCTGCCAAGTGAATACCTGTACTAACTCCTCCTTATCCGAACCCACAAAACAAGTCAATCCAATATATTTTTGGTGACTTATCAAGTGGGTTCATTTTGTTTTTCATTTTTATCATAGTGTCTTTTCTGTTTTATATTTTTTCCATATTAAGATAATGACTTAGCTGCATTCTCTATTTCCTGAGCTGATTTTAAAGAATCATAAGTATCCTTGTCGTCTCTTAGTTTAACCACAGAGGGGTGCAGGGTGGACCAATTACCATCTGAATCTGTAGATAACCCACAACATCTGATTTCTACTATGGTTCCCATTAATTCATCTTGGTTCTCAGTAACAAAATCCATCATCTCCTCATTCATTCCAGAGGGATTAGTATTAAGTAGGCCACAAGAAGATTCACAGACTAAAGTAGATATAACATTCTCATTTTTAGTTCCTTTAGAACCATAGTTAAACCCTACTATTTTTAGGTCTAAGTTAATTTCTAATTTCATTTTAACTTGCCAAGTAGGTTTACCATTTTTCCATTCCCCAATTCCTGATTTTAAAATAGTCCCTTCTAATCCACGAGCCAAGGCTTCTTGAAAATGTTTGGCAGCAGCTTCTTTAGTTAGAACAATTTTAGATTCAATCATTTCTACTCTTTGATTTCCTTCAAAAAATATGAAAATACTTTTTACATACTCATACAAATTTATTACTCTGCTTGCATACCCTTTTTTAGATTTTTTATCAAAATATTCCTCTATAGTAATAGTATCCCAAACAGTATATATAATTCTATCTAAAACATCTTGGTAGTCTCCATGCTTCTTAACGAAATTTTCTAATTTTTTAGCTGTTTCCTTTTCTGTTCTGGATTCTTTCTTCTTTTCTATATCTACAATTGAGGCTATTACTCCATTTGCTTCATAACGATCCATATCTTTAATGGTAAGTTCTCCATTTAAAACGCAGTTAGGAAGTATTGCTAATTGTTTTAAGAAAAAAGCATCTCCAACGAAAGTAGTCTCACCTTGTCTAGACTCTAACTCTACATCTCCGTTTCTAATCAAAGCATTACAATACCTTCCATCCATTTTAATGTCAGATATTACTACCGCATTATTTTTAAAAAGATTGTCTACCAATTTATCTGAGTATGCCTTGGCACCCATATAAGGAGTTTTTGGGATGATATCAGGAATAATTTTATTGATGTTAGTAGCTCCCATCCCGATTTTCAAGTCTTTTTCAATTACCCTCTCTAGCACATAGGCATCATCTGGATGACATCTTTCTAAAAGGCTTTTAAGAAAAGCTATTGCCCTATGTCCAGTAATTTCTCTAGTAGAAAGTATTTCTAATCTTTTAATAGCATATTCTAATGGAATTATATTGAAATCTGAATCATGAGTATATTCAGGAATTCGTTTTATGTAAAATTTAACTCTACGAGAGTTAGCTTGGTATAAAACACTTCTAAGCAGTGCATTATCTTTATAACTTCTAAGAATATCCATTTTTGCATTTGAGCCTCCTTCAGCAGTTAATTTTTCTAAAATTTCTTTAATTTTCATCTTGTCTTACTTTTAATAATTGTTGTTTATATGTTTTTGCCTTTTCACATAATTCTGAAGTAAACTCTGCTAATATTTCATACATTTCATAATCTAGTAGAAGTTGCTCTACTACCTCATATACATTTTTAGTTCTAAAAGAATCATATAGGCAATCTACTAAAATAGCTACCTCACTATTTTCTTCAATTCTGTCCCCTTCTTCATCAGATATAAATCCTTGTAGATTATTTCTTTTTTCAAAAAATTGAGTAAGAATATCAAATTGTACTAAATGGTCCCAAAGAGTTAATTCATAGTTAAAAGCGTATTTAACTGTCACATATAATTTAATACCCTCTGTCATATTATTTGTTATTGAAATTTTTTATAGCTATTGCAGAATAATTTCCCCAATGTTTAATACTTCTTGTATTTTTAGGTAAATCTGTAGTCAGTTGCACCATAAAAGCGTTTTCTAAAGCATCTTCATAGCTATCCCAAACTCCTCCATGATTAGGTCCAGAGTAATCAGAATACCCTAAGTCGGTACCCCCATCTGCCATCATCATCTCCCAAAACCATCCAGAGGCATTTCTATTAATTATAATATGAACTCTTCTAGTTTCTCTAATCCACTTATTTAATTGATCTTGTGTAGGAGCGTAATATTGAAGATACATGTGCTCATCAAAACTGCTTGTAGTAAGGAGTAAAACTTTGTCAAAAGCCTCAAAAATAAAATCTTCACCTTTTCTTTGATCGTAAAAACTATTTTCTTTTCTTCCTATATAGGCTTTAGTAGTTATACTGTCCCAATTTTTTGCTTTAGCTAATTTTGCTGTTTTAAATAATATGTGTTGTTCATCCATAAGGCAAATATAGGAAATAAAAAACCCACCTATAAAAAGTGGGTTAGATTTTAACAAAGTTTTAAGATTAAAAGATACTCGATACTTTTAAATCATCTCCAAATACAAGTAATTGGTTTTTACCATTATTGTGAATAACACTATGAGCATACGCCCATGAGGACAATCCCCTCCTAGTATAATACTGGCTTATATTACATGTGACACCTACACATGTTACATTATTATGTAAGACAGGGCTATGTTGGTGCCCATGAATCATTTTAGTGTTAAGCCTAGAAAATTGCTTGTAACTTCCTCTGGAGCCGTTTGTGCCATTATCTCCATGTAAAGCACACTCATAACCTTTAATCTTTAAAGAGTCTCCATAATTAAGGTATTTAACACCCTCAGTAAACTCTTTAGATAATAAAAAGCCATAGATAGTTCCATACTCTTCAACATTTTCTGTTTGTTGAATTAAGGCATATTTTAGATAGTTATGACTATTATGTAAGTCTCTTTTCCAATTACCATCGTTAATAAGCCTATCTAAAAACACATCATGGTTTGATAAAGATACATATATTTCATCAGTATATGCTTGTAGAGATCTAACAACCTCAAAAGAATTTTTTATCTCTTCATCTATTAAAAATTTATTTTCTCGTATCTTCTTTTTTTGAATATACATATCTTTAATTTCATGAGGATTAACTGTAGACCCATCAAATAAATCATGTAAAATAGTTTTCTTAGGATTCAATTCCGCCATTAACACAAAAGTTTCATGTAAAATATCTGTATTAACCTCAGATGCATGAATGTCTCCTAAAACAATACCTTCACTAGAGTCTATTGTAGACACCTTTTTATCTTTTACACTATAAATTATATCTATAAAAGACCCATCACTTTTAACTTTTACATTTCTAGGTATATGACAAACTCCATCTTTTTTCTTTTCTACTATTACAAAACCATATGCATGGTGTTCCCAGGCCGTTTCACCTGCCTTGGAGTCACTATAATTTTTGTTAGAGATATAGCCTGTGGTACACATAGCTCTTAAAGGATCGTTCTTGAATCTTGGGAGAGTTTTAAAATGAATTTTAGAGTGCGGTAATACTAAGCTGTTATCCTTAGCTAAAACTTCGTAACCTGTTAAAGGCTCTTTAGCTGTAGGTATAATTCTACTATCCGTAGATATTTTTACATCTCCGAATTGTATTTTCCCGTAGTGTAAATAAGGTATAACTTCATCTACCCACCATAGCTCAGTTGCTTTCTTAGAATCCTCAGTTGGGTTGGTTGGATTTCTATAGCGTTGAGGAGCAATAACTATCTCAGTATTAAATCCTAAAGCCTCTAAATACTCTTTGTAAGCCTCTAAATTATCTAAAAATTTGTTATTAATCCCTGTTTTATTTTGAGCTGAGGTCACTAACAGTATATCAGTTTTTTTACTTATCTCTCTTTTTTGAGCGACTTGCATTTGATGGGGAAGAGTAGATGTACGCTCAGATAATTTAAGCTCTTCTTTCCACCAACGTCTAATAGTTCTCTCTGTAGTTTTAAATTTTTTAACGAGAATTTCCATTTTCTCTTTATGTTTCATATCTTCATAGTAAACATATTTTAGGTATTCTATGTCTACGTCTTTTAACTCTTTAAATTTCATATGTTAGTTTTTTATTAGATAATGTGAATTTTCAGTTAGGAATTCTGTATCTGAAATAATCTTTGTAATAAGAGTTGTCATCCAAGTATATATTAATCTTCTTCCATCAACTATACAAATATAGCCTACTTTAGGTTTCGTATGAATATTTTTTCCTCTACCATTTTTATCAAATTCTACAAACTCTATCAGCCCCTCTTTTACAAGATTATCTCTTTGTCGTATTAGTTTACTCATATTTTTTTTGGTTTTCTAATTCTTAAATTCATAATTGCACCACACATTTCATTAAACATTTGGTCTGTTGCAGGAGGAAAAGTAAATATCTCTGCATACCTGGATCGGACCTCCTGAATTTTTTCTATGGAGTCATGTTTTGTATTCCTATGCTGTTTTTCTAAATTGTTATCCATTATAATAATAGTTTAAAAGTTAAATATAGTTGCACATAGTGCAACACTTGGTCAAATCCAACAACTACAAAACCATTATGAAAGTCTTTCTTATCGAAAAAAGGCTTAGACATGTTAGAGGTAATGGCATCAGTTACCCAATGACATATAAATGTAATAATGAAAAATGCACCTATTTGAAACACACTGTCTAAAAAGAACATAGATGCACACATCCACGTTAAACTGTATGTCATAACATGAAAAAATAAGTGCTCTCTACATTTATACTTATTTATAGCTTGCTCATGTGTTTGTAAGGCAAAATCTGCAAAGAAGTGCATTACTAGTATAAAAAATAAAAGCTTTTCGTTCATTACTTAAATTTTATGTTAAATCCTTCTTTTTGTAACCATATTAATGCCTCTGCATTCCCTTTGGCATCATTTACTGGATTATGATCAGCCACTGTCTTCCTATGTTTTTTCCAGCTATAGTATGGATTATTCATGAAGCCAGCAAACATATCTCCTATTCTCCTACTAGAATATCCAAAAGGGTTTTTCTTAGAGTATGTATGGAAGTACCAATTTATCCAAGAGCCATCATACTGATTATTATCTGAAAGTAAGATGGGCTTTCCTTTAGAATTTTCCTCTATCCACATTTCAAATTCCCATATAGCATACTTAGGATGACGAAATAATTCGTGTTCCTTTCTAGAAAAACCAGATATAGCTAGTGCATCAATATTAAAAGCATTAGATATTGGTGCTGTCTCTGCATAAAAAGTTTTATCTAATTTTAAATCTTTGTCTATTAAAACTGCTCCTAAACAAACCATAGAGTTAACTCCTAATAATGGTCCATCTGATTCTATGTCTACACATATATATGACATTGTTTACTTATTTAAATAATTAATAATATTTTCTTTTTGTTCTAATGTGAACTACGCACCCACACTTCGTGATGAGTGGGATTTACGCAACATTTTTTAAATTTACCAGCAGCACTTGAATAGGTTTTATATACCTTGTCATAGTTTTTATTGATGTTATCTGTAACAAGTTTTAGATGTTGTAAAGCCGTCTTTTCAATAGTACAAATATAACAATAAACAGATTAACTACAAAAAGTGTTAATTTTTTACACCGAATCCTAAATTTATTAAATTACTATATGCTAATTTAGCATTTCCATCTGTTTCCAATTCTATATAAAGTCCTGATGGATTATAACCTTTATCTACTGATAATGATGTAGAAGTAGAAAAACAGTTAAATACTTTAGTCTCTTTGTCAAATAAAGCACTAGAACCACTTGTGGCCCCTGGTCGTTTAAATCTAATAGTTTTAATATTCTCATCAATAACAGTCCAACCACTACCCTCTAATAACTCAATTACATCTCCTCTTTCATGAAAATCGTCCCACGGACTTAAAGTCCACTTAACATTATCATAGTTTTTTGGTATTTTTCCTAACTCTTTTACCTCATTAAAGCTTCTAAAAACTTCTACTAATAGGTTGTACTCATCTTCAGTTAGCTCAGATATTTTCCCATATACATACTCATAATTAGGTGTTGGAGGCATTAAAACATACCCTCCACAACGTTCTATAGAGCCTGACCTAGACTCTAGTAAAACTAAAGATTTATGATTATAAGCTGTTTTCATAGCATTGTCCCTTGTTTTAGGATCTGCATAATACTCTAAATATATTTCATGTTTTTCAAAGGCAGTAGTATATCTGTTGGCAAACTTTTCATTTCCATGTAGACAATGTGGGGGAACTTTGTATATCCAATGAAATCCTCCATTCCTAGTTTTTTGAACATATGTTTTTTCTAAAATACTTAAAGGCACCTTAGCTTTAATTTCCTCATATAGATTTGGATTCAAAGAATACTTCAAATCAAAATCTGCTGCAAAAAGACTAGGGACACCACCCATTAATAAAGCTATCCCAAAACATCTTTTGAAACTTTTATCAATTTCTTTTCCTGTCATAGGCCTAGTTTGCAATTCTCTCCAATTCGAAATTGAAGGTTTTTTTTCACGAGTTATAGGTATAACCCAAAATCCTTTTTCTATATACTGTTTTGCAACATCTCTGAAATCACTCATACATTATTATTATTATATTTCCAAATATATCCTCCTGCGGAGTTTCTTTTACCTCTACATACCCTGGAAATATTATAGTTAGGTACTCCTATTATTGCCTCTATCATAATTTCTCTAATTTTTGTATAATACTATTTAAAGAAGAACAACTGAATAAAGAATTTGTTATCCTTAAATTAAAATTTAGGAAATTTGAAAAATCCTTTTCATCCGACCCTATTCTTCTTTCAACTGAATCGCTATCAAATCTTTTAGAAAGCCTGTCTCTTCTAACCCTTTCAGAAATATCAAAGTATACTATTAGACAATCTCTCAACTGCTCTTCAGGTATATGTTTTATGCCTGAAGGAGTCATAATAAAGATTTTATTATTTTTCCAACTGTCTATATGGGTACCATACTTCCAAGTGTTAAACTCAACAGATTCAAAGAATTCTCCTTTTCTATCCATAATAATAAAGTCCAACTTAGATATATAATTATAGGTATACCCACCTTCTTCTCCCTCTCTTGGAGGCCTAGAGGTATAACTTACATCTATTTTTTCTCCTTTACTGGACAAGAAGTCTCTAAAGAAATCTTTTCCTGACCCAGCTTTTCCTACTAATATTATTTTTTTACCCATTTTTATTATACTCTTATCTTAATAGATGTATATTTCCTAAATTAGAAACTCCTATTACATTTTTAAACCCTGGTACATTATAAGGTTTAAATAACTCTATTATCTGTAGCATTTTCTTCTTTAAACATTTTACGATATTGGATAAAACCTTTGAAATTACCACAGACTCCAAAATAATGTTTTACATCTCCATCAAAAGGGTCATTTTTCCCTTGTGATAAATGGTGTCCTAAATACTCAGAATATGTCATTGTTCTAGCACAGTGCTCAAAAGGACTTGCATGGAATGGAGGACCTATCAATTGGTCATGTAATTTCACATCTTTTTCATAGTCATCAGTACCTTCATAATTAAGGTAAGATACTCTTGCACATCTAGCTGTTGCTATTTTAATTTTAAGTTCTTGAATACCTTCATCTGAGGCTACACTTTCTTTTTGTAAATACTCAATTAACCTGTTTTCGTCTAATTGGTCTCCAAAAGGAATATGCCATTCTCCCTCTTTAAGAATTTTAGGTGTACTACTATTGTAAGACTCAAGCATCTTATATGCTAGTTTTTGTATGTGTATCTCTGCTGCATTATGTGCCCGAAGAGCAAAAAAGTTTTGCCATTCTGAAGCAGTTACAATAATAGTTTGATGAGAGTGTAATTCAAGAACTCTGTTACATATTTGTTTTGTGACACCAAAGGCACTAAACCATTCTGCATACTCTCTAAGTATCTCTCCTAACTCTATCCATTTATTGTCTAAAGTTTCTACATCTATTCCTGCAAAATACTCAGACCCTTGCATTCCTTTGTGGTCTTTTTGCCAAGCCAAGGGCATAAATAAAGAGGCATTAGCACCTTCAAACATAGACTCTATTTTTGTTTTAAAAGGTATTGCCCTAGAACTGGCTGAGTTACGACTAAGCATTCTATGGGTATTGAATTCAGCTAAAACTATCCTAGGAATTTGGACTACAAAACTTGTAATTCTATTTCCCTCTGGCCCAATTGAATCTGCTACTATCTCTGATGTAATATGTCTACTTCTACTCATTGTATAAATCTTTTATTTGGTCAATTAGACTTATTTCATTACTAAATAATTCTTTTTTAATATTAGTGCACCTACTAGATATAGATTTTCTAATTCTATTTGTAAAAATTATTACCTCTCTTCCAGATAAAGCTATTTCATATCTATACTTATGATTGCATATTTTTATCGAAGAGCCACTTAATAGTAAAAAAACTTGCTTGTCCCTATCTAAAATAAAATACTCATCAGAGGTAGGAGAGAAATGAATATCAGTATTTGACATAAGCATTCCATCTAAAAGTTCCAATATCTTTTTTTGTTTTAACTCTATTTTTAGAGCACTTATACTTTTTTTACGATTAAACATAATTTCTATATTTTATTTTTGTATATACTCTCTGACATCCCAAATTACCATTCTATAAGATTTAGTAAGGGAGTCTGTTTTTCCTGGAGGATTAACTACTTTTTCTGGGTCAGCCATCTCTCCACTATAAAATGAATCGTTCTCTATATTTATAGTTCTTAAAGAATAAATTGGACTCTCAATAGTTCCAAATCCTCTATATTTATAAAAAACTCCTTCCTGACTGGTAAGAATCCATGCATTATTCCCATTTTTAAAGCCGTAAGATAAAAATTCTCTCAACTCTGAAAAAGTGTAATGATAAGTTATCTTACCATTCTTTCCTACAGTATATTTATAAGGTTTCATATCTTTTTTATTTATTGAAGTGTTTCAATTTCTAATTCTTCGTATTCATGCCCTAAATTGGATCTCATCCAAACAAATTTATGTATTTTTATTAAGTCTTGAGACTATACTAAAGTCTTAGACATTGCATCATCTTCTTTGGGGTAACTATACCACCCAATATTCTCATCAAAAATACTTTTAGTGGCTGCTAGTTTTTCTCCTTTAGTCTCATATTTAAAATACTCAATACAGTGTTTAGTGTTATATACTAATATTTTCATAATCTATTCTATTACTTTGTTTAATTCATCTAAAGATTCAACGTCTTTAAAATCTAATTTTAGTGTCATGCTTTTACATTACATTTAAAAAATGTTTCTCCTGACTTAACATCATCTAAGGTTTCTACTACTCTATCAATAACCATTTTGTTTACTCCATGCTTTTTACCTCCTACAATCATAGGGGGAGTGGGTACAAATACCTCTTTAATTACTATCCACATATTCTATCTCTTTTATTAATGTTTTGCATTTATCTATATTCATAAAATAAAAACCTTCTTTTTTTAGCCTCTCATAAATATTTCTTCTTCGACTATCCTCCCAACCAATACAAATAAAACATTTTTTATCTTCTGTTATGTAACTTCTTGTATACCAATAGGGGAAATTTAAAATTTCTTTTTTAGCCCATATTAAAGCCTTTATTCCACCTAAACTTTTATTCGGTTTATCTTCAAATACACTTAGTTCTTTTCTCTTTTTACCAGAGGATAAAGATATCCAAAAACGAACAGTTTTGGCATATTGTTCCACTTGTACTTCTATTCTATATGTATATTTATTAAATATTTTTTCATAGATAAAAACGTTAGTGTAGTCTGGGTGTTTATTCCAACTCATATGCAAATATAAAATAGATAAATTAAATTTTTGTTAAAAATAAGTTAATGTGTCTCGGCAAAATTATCTCCTATTTGAGTCTCACATGCAAGAGGTACATTAAGCTGAAGCTGTTCATTTACACTAATCATAGCATTATTGGTTATGTCTACATATTTTTTAGTGTCCTCTTCTTTACATCTAAGCAACTGGTCATCATGTGTTTGAAGTATAGGCCAAACCCCTTGATTAGTAATATTCCACAACCACATATTAAAACAATACACAGCAGAACTTTGATTTACAACTGAAAATGCATCTTTTGAATTACGTATGGGATGCCAGAATTTTGATATGGGACAAAAAATCCATTTTTGACCCTCTACTGTTTTCATTTTAAAAGTCTCAGACACTGTTTTAACAGCCCAATGAATTTTCCAATAGGCATCAATAAGCTCCTGTCCTTGTCTTTTAGAAATACCTAAGTTTCTTCCTAAAGTGGCAGCTCCTACCAAATATAGACTAGCATAATTAGTTGTCTTGCCTTTAGCCCTGCTTTCTTTTAAATCATCCATAAGTTTCTTAGAATCATCTTTATCTAAGTTCCTTATTTTTTCAAAGTCCTCTGAAATCTCTCCAAAAGTCTCAGGTGGAAGAGGTTCTAGTTCTTTTTTAGCTCTATCTGATTTTTCTTTTTTCCATTTAAACCAGATTTCTTCATCTTTAGTCATAAGATTACTTACAACAGCAATTTTAGTATGTGGGTCGAAATATTTTTCTGAGGTCTCCTTAATAAGTTCAGGGTTTAGGTGAAAAGTATAATGGTCAGAAGTTCTAGATTCAATACCACTTAAATCACTCTGTACAAATTTATTTCCCTCTCCTGCGATTAGGCACTCTCTAATCCATTTTCCATCAGATATATCACCTTTTCCTGTAACCCTTGGGAAATTGACTATAACAGAGTGCTGCCACCTTAAACTGTTCGCTAGTTGGTATACACCTTGGATGACAAACCCGTCTTCATCAGAATTTTTTAATAGTCCTTTAAATATTCCTATTCTATGAGTAAGAATGCTCATCCCCTCTAGATGAGATATAGCTGGCTCCCTAACTAAAAGTTTTACTATACTAGGACATAGGTCTTTATCTGGAGTAAGGATTTGTTCTACTTTATCTACCTCTCCTGTTTCTTTGTCTCTATTGTATACAAAAGTCTCTGGCTCCCATCCAAGTCCATATAGCCATTCTTTTTTCTGTTTTACAGAGTTGGGGTTCGATTCTACATGTTCTTTTACATAGTCGATTGGACCTTCTGTGTCTTCAGAGAGGTCTATACTTTTAAGGAATTCAAGCCATTTTACATGACCTGCTGACATATTTCCATCTTTTTTAAAGAGGATTTTAGGTTTTTTCTTAGTAGCAATTTTAGGCACTTTAGGCATCACTTTTTGTAAGGCCAAATACTTCTCCTCTTTCAAAGCTTCAAAATTAGCCAAACTAGTATTTACTTTATCTATATCTACCTGAATCTTTTGTTTTTGTTGTTCTCTATTACATTGCATTATGAAATTAAGGTATTTTATAATGCGACACACCTCTTCATCTGAATCATATAATTCTCTTAGGTAGGTTAAAAATTTTATCCAGAGATTTACATTGATTTTTACATCTTGCTCACATCTTTCTGTTGCTTTTTCGTAGGAAAGAGTTTTCCACTCTTCAGGATCAATTGCTACTTTTGGAACTCCGAACTTCTCGCCCCATTCAGCCAAACCATGTAATCTTTCATTATTAAAAAGATACCAACTAATAGATAGTGTATCTATAATAGTAGCTTTTATTTTGAAATTGTATAGTTTTTCTAAAGCTACAGCATCATAGGGTATAAAATAGTGTCCTACAATTATATTATCTGGATTTTCAAAAACAGCTAGTATATCCTCTTTTTTGTTTGTGGACATTATTTTCCATTGGTCATTATCATCTTGGTATCCTATAGAGAGTACATGAAAATCTTCCTCTGTGTGAATTTCGTCTAAAAGACCCTTAGTCTCTATATCGGCAACAAATACATTATTTAAATTCATAATTTAGTGATTTTCGTCTGCATACTTTTTTAATATTGTGTACATTCCAATATTACAAATCTAGTTTAAATTCTGGAGATATGGTAGCTTTAGCATCTTTTATTATACTTTTTAAAGATCTATCTTCAGCTCCAAATCTTCCATCCATCTCATTTAAGATGTAGATATTCTCTTGAATATCATTTGCTAATTTTTGCAAAGAGTTTTTATCTAAGACTAAATCTATATCTCCAAACCAAATTTTACCTTGGGATGTAAAAATATTAGAATTAAATATGGGCTCTCTGTTTGTGTATAAGTCCCTATAATAACTTTTTGATATACATAGTAATCTACCACATGCTGCTAAATTCTCTAATGCCTTATCTTCATGCTCTATACCTAAAGACACACTTTTGTTTGATTTACTCATAAGTTTAAATTTAAAAATCTTCCTTCTTTTGCTCTTTTTTCTGCTAAATTAAATAGATGGTGATATACAGAAGTCATATCTCCTAAAGAAAGACAATCTTTTATGTCCTTTACACACAACAATTTTTTATTGAGATTAATGTAACCCTGAGCATGTTCTAAAGATGAAAATCTTAGATATTTACTTTTATTCTTACTAAAACTAGGGTAAGAGAATGCCTTAGTGCTTACTAAGCTTATTCTTTTTAGACAAACAACCCAAAAATCTGAGTCACTTGTAAGAGTTGCTCCATCTTCTGTTTGGAATATTACGAAATCTGCTTTATTGGCAAAATCTACTGTTGAGTCTAAAACATATGGACCATCAAAGTAGGTTCCAGTTACTTTATAAATTTTTTGCTTTGCCTCACTGTTATTAAAATTCATATTTAATATTTTAGTACTTTTAACATTCTTTTTCCCCTCCAAGAGTAGTGAATTAACACTTGGCTATTCTCATAGTCAAAATCTATAAATGGTTTTAGATACAACCACAGCCCATATATAATAAGTATTATAAAAATCATAGTTCTTCTATATAATCAAAAAAGTCTTTATATTGTATAGCAAAGATAGACAAAAAAGCCAAAGAAATTATCCTTGGCTTTTGTTTAACAAAATATTAACTTTAAAAAGGTTTGCTCTTATCCTCTGGCATAGGCTCACTAAAAGGCCTAGTAATTATTTTAGACCCCTCTCCCTCTGTAAAAGCATCATTTGGAGATACAAAAGTAACTACCTCTTCTTTTAATTTTTTTGGAGTAAAATAAGGTTTAGCTACTTTTTCTTTGGCTTTTGGTGCTTCTCTTTCTCTTTTAATCTCGGAAAGCTTCCCTCTCTCTTCATCAGATAAATCCATGTCAATTATGTATAAATCCTTCCAAATAACATCACTCTCTCTTGTCTTAAGAACTTTAAAAAACAGCTTACCCAAGGTGTTAAAAGATACTCTTTGTTTACTATCTTCATCTCCGAAATGGTCTGATAAGTAATCATATCTATTTTTAGATACCTTCATAAACTGACTTATACCAACTTTATTAGCATTAAATACTACTATATTGTAGGCTGATACAAAATCCATTGTTGAACTTGCATACAAATCTCCTGCATTAGGGGCTGATAAATTATTCTTCTCAGCAACTCTTCCAAGCAGACCTCTATTTAATTGACTTACAATCCAAAAATATGCATTATCAAATTCTAATTTAAGTCTGTTTATCCCTTTTACAATTTCTTCAATACCTTTTTGAGTATCTTTATCTGCATTTAGAGCTGCATGGTCAAAAGAGATATGTACTGCATCTTTATCTTTATGTTCCTCTAAAAAAGCTTTTGTTCTATTATAGAAGTCTTCAGAGGTGGTTTGGTCTTGTTCAATAAACTGCCTGTCATCTTGCATCATCTCAAAATAATCATTAGCCATATTTTTTTCCTCCTGTGTAAATTCTTGGAAAAGTATATCTCTCTTTTTCTTTTTAAGTTTTCTATTAAGGCCTCTTAAAACAACATTAAGTATTTTTACCTCTAGATTATAATTAAGCCATACAAATTTATCTGCATTGGGATTAACTTTTATATTAAGAATATCTTCTCTTTTTCTAAAAAGCCATTCACTTTTACCATGACCTGAAAGACCAGAGATAACAACTGCATCTCCTGGTAAAAGACCTCCTATATGATCATCTATAAGCGGATCTCCTGTTTTTACTAAAAGTTTTTTACCTGTTTGTAGAAGTTTTATTTCATTAAAGGCCTCTATTACAACCTCTGACATTTTTTTTATCGCCATCTATTATAAGTTTTGAAGTAGATTTCTCTCTTCTATTTTTATAGTGTGAAACTTTAATTCAGTATATTCCACACATAGTCATCCCAATCCCCTTGCTCAGATACAACTAAGCAGGCTGTACTCATTAGTATTTAGTTCTTAGTACTCGAATAACATCTCTGGCATCTTCTAAGGCATCGTGAGTAACTGCTCCACTAATACCTGCTCGTTTTTTACATTCATCCAATCCTGGAATCCAATTATCATTTTTAAAGTCAAGAAAAAGAGGTCCAACATCTAATACTCTATGGCTAAAATTTGGAGTATCTAAAGCTACATTATCAATAAATAATTTATCGAAAGAAGCGAAATTTTTACCCGCTACTTTTATCTTCTTTAAATCTATATCATTTTTCATAAGGAATTCATTAAAAGCTGTAACCAAATTAAACTCTGGAATAAGCCTGTCATCCTTTCCCTCTTTTATAATCTCTATTAAATCCTTATTCATATTTAAAGCGAAGGGTTCTCCTTTTATAAACTCTAAGTTTAAAATAATATGCATAGATGGTAATTCCTCTACTGGCACTCCTAGCTTGCTAGTATCTTCTAATACAGCAGCAAAAGAGAGTATTTGGCATGTTTTTGGATTTAAACCTGTCGTTTCTGTGTCAATACTGATGTATTTCATAATTTATCTATTTTTGTAAAAAAGTATTGTCTAATCCTATTAGATACCTCTCTAGCAACTTGTTTCCATTCTAAGTTATTAGCTACTAAAGTATCTGTTTCTTCTGTTATAATGTCATTCGCTACCCATCTAAGTAAGTCTGGGGTGTGTCTCTTCTCTGTAGCTTGTACCTCTTGAATTCCTTGCTCTATTCTATTAGGAGTACAAGCATAATCTACAAATTCATAAATAGATTTAATTATCTCTGGATCTACTGATGCTGATTTTTTAACTTTAGATACAGAATGTTTTTCACCTTTTACTTTAAAGATATACTTAACTCCTTTCCAAAAACAAGTCCATACAACACCCTCTCCGATTCCTTCGATTCCTCGTCTATTTGCCACAGGGCATTTTTGCTCAACCGATTCAGTTATCTCTACTAAAATATCTTGAGATAAAGCTGGAGAATTAAAATCTATTTCTAGTCTCCAAGTTTTAAAATCAGTTATTAAATGTACTTTATCATCTGATTCTAGATTTGGAAGGTCTAGCCAAATCTTAGTGTCTGTCTCAGGGTCATACATCTCAACTCCAAAAATATAAAAATTCTTAGGTAGTTCAGATATCCCTACAGATTTTTGTATTCCTAAACCTGCCCATTCTCCATGAATTGTTATTTGCTGATTATCCCTACAATTTTCTGCCCATAGTTTTGCCATTAGGGTTTCAAAGAAATCTTTTTTCTCTACCTGGACAAACTGATTAAAACTGAAATGAGCTTGTAGTTGGTCAGCAGGTATTAATGAGCTTCTTTTTTGAGCTACTACCCCTTTTGCTAAAGTATAACATACACCTGCATTAGTTCCGTGTAACTTCACAGTCCCTGAGAACATTAAAATAGGTTTCCTAGAATCTTGGTATATAGGTTCTCCATCGTCACCCATACCTTTAAAATTAGCATTGAGTTGGATATCTCTTACGATATCTTTAAACTGTCTTATTTTATGATATGCTTTAAATTCCATAATTTATAATGTTTTAAATTGTTCTTCAAAGTAGTCTTGTCTTTTTAAATAGTATTGGTACAATCTGCTTTGTTCTAAGTTAAATTTAGTTTGAAACATATTAGTAGGTTTCCAGAATACAAATTCCAGTTTAAAACTCCACTCTTGCTCTTCGTCATCTTTAATAAATGCATCACATAAAAAAGCTAAACAATTCTTTTCAATTCCAGTTTTCTCTCTAAATGAGGCTATGTGTCTTTGAGTTGCTTTACCATTTCCTACTATTTTATCTTGGCCTTTATACATCTCTGCTAACCAGTCAAAAATCTTTTTATCCTCCTCTAAAACTTCAGGGGTATCTAAGTCATTAAGAAATTTAGTTCCTTTTTTATCTAGACGCATTTTTTGATTTACATTTTGAGATGCCTTGCCTTTTATGTATTTAATATACCCATTTTCTTTTAGGGCATGTAAGTCCATATCTTCCAAAGCTAAGAGACTTATTTCCTTAGATAAGTCTTTTTCCCCCGCCTGTTTTAAAACTAATAAAAGAGCTAAAGAGTTAGGGTGGGGAAGCTTAAAAAGATTTTGTATATTTATATACATACTATTCTAGTATTTTTCTTTCTTTATCTAAGTCCCTAGTCAAAGCTGCCTCTTGAGTAAATTTATCTGGGAATCTTTGAATTAATTTGTCTATGTTTCTTTCTAAGCTGCTTTCAAATGTAAAGTTATAGGACTCTGCAACAAATATTAACCAAGCTACTGCCTCTATTATAAGTTCTTCTAATACATTTGCATCTATCTCTTTTCCATAGGCAAGTTCTCTTTTGTGTAAGTCTACTATATCTCCAAGTTTAAACACTCCACCTGAATTAATAGCTTTTTTACAAATACTTTTAAAACTTAATTTATAGATAGTGCACTCATTGGCTACATACCAAAGGATATCTCCATGTTCCTCTCTTATATTAGGTAGGTCATCTTTATTTATACCATCTTCTAACTCTATATACTCAGTTGTAAGCCCTAGAGCCATATGAGCTCCGTCTATTGCTTTACTTCCTAATGAAACCATAGTTCTTAAAGCTCTCTCTTGGTAATTTTCAATTGTTGTTTTATTCATAATTTACTTAATATAAATGTTATTTTTTATTCTGTATTCTATCTCTTTTAAATAGTATTCCATATATATATTATTTGGTCTAAAATCTTTTTCATATATTATTACATTTTTTAACCACTCGTTTGACATATCTTTCAATAATACATATGATAGAGATTCAGTTCCATCAATACCTCTGTCTCCTCTGTGTAATCCTTTTCTTATCTCTTCAAAAGGGGAAGTACTATATAAAGAGGCCTCTGTGTAAAAATCAGTAAAAGTTACAGAAGAGTGCCCACTATTTGCATATATTCCATGTACTCTAATTCTTAATTTTTCAAGTTTTTCAATTGCTATCTCTTTAGTTTTACTAGATACCTCATATCTTTTTTTATTATGTTGAACTCTACCAACCCACAGTTTTTTACTCTTATGAAATGTAAGCCCTTTTATTTTTGTTGAACTATCAGTTCTTAAAAGAGCATTAGCTTGACTCTGTTTTTTAGATACAATTCTTAAATTTATCCATGTATTATTACTTCTTATATTGTCTATGTGGTCTACTTCTTTTTCACTTATATTCTGCCCTGACAATAAAAAAATTAATCTATGAGCTTTGTATGTTTTTCCACCAATACTAATAGTTCTGTAACCATCTGCGCCTATTGTAGTGTCTCTATAATTACTTTTTGCATCTGTGAATCTTCCTGACATGGGATTATAAGTAATTTCTTTTTCCTTTATTAGTCTTTCTTCTTTGTCTGTAAATAGAGAAAAAATTGGATCAAAACCAACACTTCTTCTTAAATAAGAACTTCCACCATCCACAGAAAAAGACAGTCTACTTTCATCTACATAACTTCTATAATCATGCCTATGGTGAGATATTAATTCTGTGCCATCTGGCGTGATAATTTTATTGACTAAAATTCTTGGTTCTTTTTTCATATTGTAAGTGCTTCTGTCTCTTCTAATTTTTTCATATCTTTAGGAATAGCTTTCCTAAATCTGCTTGCTTGATAGCCATGGTAAGGTTCAGGAGGCATTGCTTCCAAAACCTCTACTACACTCTCTTCCATATTACTATTGAATGAGGCAAGACAAGTATACAACTTATCCTTCTCTAAACCTAAACTAGCTTCTCCTGGACGAATGCATACTATTTTTTCTCCCTCTTTAAAATTACTCATTTGACAATTCTAAATTTTCTGCCTCTAGTTCTCTTACTCTCTCTTCAGAGACACCTAGATTATTTGTTAAATCTTCTATCTCATCTACTCTATCATCTAATTCAGAGGATAGTTCATCTACTCTTTCCTCTAAAGTTTCAATTTGATCGTCTGCTTCAGTTCGCATATCTTCATTACATCTTCTTACAGATTCAAAGGGGTCATCTATACTATTGTACAAATCTTCTACGTAATTATCAATAATATCTTGCTTTTGTTTGCCCTCTAGTAAAGGGTTAGTCTCATCTAACATATTAGATAAAACACTGTCTATAGAGTCTTTAAAATTTTCTATCTCTTTATCTATCTCAGGGCAGGTATGGCTATAATCTAATCCCATATTACCAATCTTCAAGCACCATACTAGTTATAAATACTGTAAGCATCCACCCTAAAGTTATAGGTATTCCCCAAACGATATATAAAAATAAGAATAAAAAATTATCTGTATAAAATGATACTATTACAGGGAAAAATACATCTATCATTAAAAGTGGCAATATTATTATTAGTAAGATTATTTTAAATATATCGTTCATAATTTTAATTTAAATCTTCATTTTTGTGTGCTATACTACAATACATCTTATCACAGGGCTCTCCGCAATATAGGCAATTATTTTCTTTTTCCTCTGGTGGTTGTAAATTATTTTCCATAATATTAATTTGCAGGGATATATTGTCCATCCCACATGTATTGTAAATAAAGTCTCCATGGCCTCTTTTTGTCTTCTAAATATCTATTCTCCTCCACAAAGTAGTTTTTACAATGCTTCTATGGCTCTCTTGTTAAAATAACGCTACTACAAGAGTTTCAATTTAGTTTTATGTGTCCAATTCCCTCACCCCTTTATAGTTTAGGAGACTTTTATTACCTATATACAGTGCTTCCACCTTGTCCACCCTTAGTAAGGTAAGTATATAGGATTAGTATTTTAGGCGTTAATCTCCTTTAACAGCTCTGTGTAAAATTTGATAGAATCCTCTATTTGTTCTAAATCTTCTTTTCTGCTTTCTAATGTTTCAAAATTAGCAGCTATTCTACGGATGTAGTTAGAACCCTCTTGGATAATCTCTGTAGGATACTTACATCTTTTCAATTCATCCTCGGCATTTTCTACTTTTATTTCTGCCTTTACTTTATCTCCTTCTAAAGTAGATAGTTGACCTTTTACAGCAGCATTAGCTAATCTGTAATTTTTTTCTGCGACTACTTTTGTGTCGTCTCCTTCTAATCTTGCGATTACCTCTTTAACAAATGATTTTACTTCCATATTTAATTATTTATGACTATTACTTAACAGGACAAATTTAGTCTTTTTATTATAAATCCCCTAATTTTTTAACTTTTTTCTAACTTTTCTATTTTTTAATAATACTGCTTCTTGCTGTGCATACTCATTTTTAATACCCACACTACTGCCTGTTCTTCTTGGGTAATAAGGTCTAAGTCTTCTGCCAATACTTTGTTTCCCCATAAAATCAGAAAATTTAACTTGCGGTTTCCATAGAGGAACTTTTGAATCTATCTCTAGTATCTCTTCTAATTTGCTATTTTCTTCTAAAAAGTAAATGCTACTTACTTGAATAGGCCATACACTGTTTTTATTCCATGCTACACCTTTATCTCCTGACTTAGTAATGTTTCCTTGAAAATTAAAATGGGCATCTATATATTTTAACACTTCTTTTGATGGATTTTTACACCAGCCTTCTTTTGGGAAATTTTCTTCTCTTCTTAAAATTTTTAAAACTTCTTCTTTAGAGAAAAATTTATCTTCTACAAAGTAACAATCTTCTTTTACAAGGTGATTTTCATTGTTTGTAATACCCTTTCCGTAGACTATAAAGTCGCTTATATTAGCACCTTTGCCTTTACTTTTATAATGTAGTTTTTCTCTTTCAGTGGATTTTCTAAATATTTTATCTCCTCTAGAACTTTCTCCTGCATTTCCTGTTGGATCTATAGCAGAAATAGCTGCTATAGCTTCTCTTCTATCTAAACCTTTTCTATTTAGACTTTCTGTCCAAAAAAGTCCCCCCAACTCAACAATTTCTCCTTGCTTTATCCAAGATCCGAATCCATTTTCTACTATACAAACTACTATATCTCCTTTATTAAAATCGTATTTTACCATATTGTGTTACCTTGGTTAAATTTTTCCATACTGTTTTAATTATACTGTAAATATACAAAAAAACCCCCTAGAATTTAATCCAGAGGGTTTTTTAACTTACATTTAACTCTTTTATTTACAAAACTTAAGAGTCCAATCTACAAACTTTTGTATTCCATAGTAGATTTTGCTCTATTACAAATAATACAGCAAGAAACAATGTTATCCTTCACATGCACTACACTCTAAAAGAGAGGTAGCTAACATTTGAGAGGCATTGATACTATTTTGATAATAAAGAGATTTTAATCCCTCATCAAATGCCATTAAGTGTAATTTTATAATATCTTTTGCAGATGTATCGGGATGAATCATTATGTTTATAGATTGCCCCATATCTATAAATTGTTGTCTCTGTCCTGCTAATTTAATAACAGCAGCTTGGGAGATTTCAGAAAAAGTTTTAAACACTTCTTTCTCATGGTCAGATAGAAAATTAAGATGTTGAATACTGCCATTGTTATCTAGCATACTATCCCAAATTTCCTCAGTATTTTTATCATACTTTATAAGAGTCTGTTCTAATTCTCTATTTTTAAACTCTACCTGGATCTTGGCTACTTTCTTTTCACCATAATTAAATTTATGAGGCTCTATCCCCTCAGATAAAGCTAAATGAATTCCACCATCTATAAATGTAGTTGATTTTTTAGGTGCCTGTGCCATTCTACTAGTATTTCTTTCTCCATACCCTTTAAGAATCTTAGGCTCTCCCCAATTAGCAGCCATCCATTTAGAGGCCTCATCTGATTCTTTTCTAAGCAGAGAGAATATCTTAAAATTAGCTTGATAAGACTGTAAAGAATCAAAAGCAATACTATTTTTCTGCAAGTAACTGTGGAATGCGGTAGTTCCTAACCCTATAGCCCTATGCTCCTTAGCAAACTTAACAGCTTTTTCTAATCCTGATAACTTACTACCTTTTTCTATGTATTCTTCTATAACACAATCCAACAATATATTCATATCCTTAATAAAATAAGGGTGGTCTTTAAAATCATCAAAGTAATACAAGTTTACAGCAGATAAACAACAGGCAAATGTTTTTTCATAATCACAGTATTCCATTGCTTCAATACATTGCCCTGTAAGAATTCCATTAAACATCCCCATATTTCTCTTAGGTTCTGTGAAACAAAAAGTATCTGAATTTTTATCTTTTGTAATTTTTTTTATTTTTATAAAATGTTCACTATTTCTATTAAGTGGAATACTATTGTATATGAGTCTATATGTTGTTAATCCAATTTTATATAAATGAGTTACATAAGTAGGAGATATTAACATTCTATATGTTTTTTTACATAAAAATTCAGCTAATTCTCCACTTCCATCATTCTTAGGTAATAACTTATTCCCTTCTTCTTTAAAACTTTTTATAGAGGAATTGCAACCCAATGTTTGTAACATTAGTTGTAATTCTAATAAAAAATCTTTGTTGACAGAAACTAGTTGAATGCCTTGTGCTTTTTTATTTTTATCTATACATCCATCTGCATCTAATAAGCCAGCTAACCATTTTAATCTACTCTCTATGCTATAAATAGTATTTGGAATAAATAGTTTATTTTTATTAATATCTTTAGGAAGAGTGCAATCTATTCTATTACCTTCTTTTCTATAGTATACAGCCTTAATATTTGTTTCTTTAGAAGCCAAGCCTTTTTGTGTAAATTTATTTCTTACACTTATTTTATCTACTAATAACATTTTTTTATCATATAAGGAAATCAAGGCTTTACCTTCTTTATTACATGTACCATCTCCACTATAAAATCCTTGGGTATAAGAATAAGATAGTTCTTTAACTCCTTCTATAACAGGTAAATTAAATTTTATCAATCTATCTCCAATAACTAAATCTTCAGCAGCTACTCTTATATATTTTTTATTACTTTCTTCTACCATTTTATAATAGTGATGTTGGTAAGTATTTTTAATACTTTGTCCTGAGTCAACAGTTATTTTTAAAATAGGTTGATTTTCTCCTGTTTTTTTAACAACAGTTTTAGAAAATTCTTCTCCATTCCACACTTTAATAGTTTTGTTAACTAAAGTACCTATTTCAATATAACCTTTATCAGTAAGTATTTTAGTATCAGGAGTAACACAAATATTGCTACCTTTAATTTTCATTCCTTTATCTATGTAAGCCTGACAAATACCTTTGTTAGAATTTTCTTCATCTAATATATAAGGATATCCAATTTCTTTTCTGGTGTTTAAAACTTTTTGAAAAATCTTTCTTTTAGCCCTATCTCCGTTTTTTAGTTCTTCTCTCCAACCATCAGGAATTATAACTCCTGTTGTAATCGTTTGAAAAAATCTTTGCTTTTCTACAGGAATTGCCTCTGTTCCAATGTCTAAAAAATCCATTATTTCAGGGTGGTCTAATGATAAATATGCAGTTAAAAACCCTCTTCTCTGAGAATTTCCACAAATTAAAGTCCTACCATTACTTCTAACTATCAGTTTATTAGATGGTACTTCTACACAATACACACTACCTTTATAATATTCTTTAGTAGGTTTCATTTTCTCCAATCCAAAATGTCTTTTCTCACTTATATACAAAGCAAAAAGTGGTTGTATATTATTAGTAGGTGTAGAAACTGTTTTAGTAGACGAATATCCAGTTAAAGCACAAATAGCCTGTACTGTATTTATATTAGTTTCTTCTACAGAAAAATATTGAAAACTATTGTAAGAATTATTTATTGTAGAAGAATCCCATTTAGAAATCTCTAAAAGAAACTCTTTCCCCCAATTACTATCAATAATATTTAAGTCTATCCAATTAAAATACTTAGAAAACTCTTCTCTACAATTTACATGAAATTTAGTTGTACCTTCTTTAGTAATAGTCTCTGAAAATTTATAATCTAATTTATTTAAAATAGACCTTAGTTCCCTTATTTTCCTTTGTTTAGAGAAATGAAATCTTATACAGTTTTTAGAGGATATAGAACCATCTGCTTGATAGGCTATTAATAGTTTTTCTTTAAAAGTTAACACAGAATTACCTGTTTTCATAGATGCCTTATACATAAAAATCTCTCTATGTGTAGGAACATCTTTAGCTTCTTTGAGATAAAACTCATTCTTTATCTCTTTTACATTAGAAATATATTTACCTTCAATACTCTTAGTACCACTAACTCTATTTCTACGTTTAAAAACCATATTATGATTATCTGTTACTGAGATATCCACATTTTTAGAATCTTTAAAGTTTATTAAATCTCCTTCAAAATCATATTTAAAATGTTCAGTAGGTATTACAAATTCGATAGAGTCATTATCTAATACTGATGCTACATAAGAAGTAGGAGTCAAATTCTTAAATAATTGCCATCCCTCAGTTGTAAGTACTTCTACATCATCTTTATAACAGTTTTGAGCAGTTTTGCTCATCATATCAGCGTAAAGTTCGATAAAATCCATTATAGAATTAGACTTTCCACCTGTAGATATTTTAGAACCTATAGGACGTAAATCAGAAAAATTCACAGCAGTTCCAGCCCCATGTTTGGCTAACATTCCTATTTCATGAAGACCTTTATATATATTATCTAAAGAATCTTCTAAAATAGAATGATTGCAGGAAATAGGCAAGTTATACTTTCTACCAAAACTACTTAGAACTGGAGTCGCTAAACTTACCCAATTATTTGTAAAATACTCTTCAAATCTCTCTTTTATTCCTATAGTAGTATACCCAAACATTTTGCTTGTATCTAAGGGTGTTATCTTTGAGCTATACTTTTGTACAGTGTCACATATTGTTTGGTAACGTTCTTCTGGTGTCTCTCCTTTTTCTAAATATCCTCTTCTTAATACTTTTCTTTGGTCATTTTTGAGCCAACTAAGTTTTAACATATTTTAATTTTTTAAATTGCTTGTTTATTTCTCTTAATTCACTGTGAACTACACCATGCACTTTTTTAGCACGTTCTATAAAACTTGTAGTATTTAATTTTCTTGTACTATGTTTTTCAATCTCCCCAATCATCATCTGTTATCATATTAGTTTTTGAATACTCTGTACTCTTTTCTGCAAAGAAATCAAAAGCTACAGAACTTTTTGTTACTCTCTCAAAATATTTAGTTGGTGCCAAAAGGTTAGAATCAACTTCGTATTCTGGAGTATACCCAAGTTGGTCAAGGCTGTAGTTAAATCTAAATTTTAAGTACTCTATTATATTTTCCTTAGGCATGAAATCTAATTCTCCTTTTTCGAAAATCCAATCTAAAACTTCTAATTCAGCTTTGTAAGCTTTTCTCACACTTCTTCTAATTTTTTGTTCCATATCATCATCAAACCACTCTGGATTTTCTTCCTTTATGATTTTGATAAGTTCAGCACCAAATTGACCATGAAGATTCTCCTCTTTGGCAGTAGCAGTTACTACAGTACTAAAATTTGCCATTACATTCTCATATTTATTAAAAGAAGAGATAATAAGAAATTGGGTAAAAAGACTGCAATTTTCTACTAATAATGTGAAAAGTATAAGAGATTTTGTAAACTCTTTATTAGAACGGGAACTTATACCTTTTAAGTACTTAGTTAGGTATTTAGACCTGCCATCCATACAAGGAGTATCAAAAATATTTTCAAATTCTTTATCTAAACCTAAATAATTTAGAAGCATTTTATAAGTTTGCTTATGAATTACCTCATTAGCTGCAAAAGTATGTCCCACATCTGAAATTTCAGTCTTTGGCATTCTCATGTCTATTCTTGCCCAAAAAGTTTTTACTTTATTCTCTACAACGCCTATGGCAAGCATACAACGTTTTATAATTTCTTGTTGAGGTTTAGTTAAATTTGTTTTAAAATCTCTTACATCTCCATCGTAGGTAAAATGTTGCGGTATCCAAAAACTTGCCCTAATGGCAGCATCATATTGTAAGAGGTGGGGGTATACTTCATTCAGGCTATCTGAAGGTTCAAATATGTTATTCATTTATTTTAAAAATTAGTTATGTTAGACAAGAAACCCGATAGATTACCTCCTGTTTTCTATCGGGCTTTAGTTATTTATATGTATTTGGAAAGTAGAACCCTACTTAAAGACTCACCCTAACGAGGAATTATTGTCTTGGATTCTACACAGCAAATGTAAATAAAAACTTCTACGTAGGCAAAAACATTTGTTACAAATACATTAAAATTCTTTAAATCCCTTTTTTATTAAGGTTATTAAATACTCTATCAAAAGAATTAATAAGGATTTCTCCATTATTATAATAGGGTACCATTATACATTCTATTTTAGCAAATTCCTCCTCTGAGTAATCTACACTAGAATGGGTTGTTAAATTTTTATCTACTTTTAATATACCTGGTTTAGAGCCTTTAGTTGGATCACTAGCTACAACTTTATTTACATTGATTAGTTCTCCATCAATCCTATTTACAGATGGTTTAATTGCATTTCTGTTAAAATCTCTTGTAAGTTCATCAAACATAAGCCCAGTTCCTCCACCTACTACTAGATTTTCTGGAGACCAGTTACAATCAAGTATATATTCGTAAAGATCTACGACACTTTCAGGATTAACTCCGTCTGCTTGCATTACTCCTAAATTCTCATTAAGAACAGTAAATCCTTTATTATTAATATGCGTTCCATAAAAATTAGCTAAAGAATCAAGAATATATTGTATCATTGTTATTATATCTCCTGAGTCATTACGAAGAACTATTTTACCTTTATGTGCAACAACTAAAGCTCTAATATCCTCTCTTGTCATCACAAGATTAATAAAATTCTTTGTACTATATGTATCAATTACAATAGATTTAATCTGATCTGTGTGAGTTGATAATTGAGCTTTAACATAATCATACTCTCCCTCACCTGGTCCAAAAGATAAGGCACAAGAATGTTCAGTGTTACCACAAATGCTAATAGCTCCTTTTTTTCTCACTACTAGTTTTTTTGAGGGAACACCTACACAATACACAATTCCATCATAGGTTTTTGAAGTCCTTTTCAGCTTATAACATTTTATACTGTCAATAGCAAAATTTATACTAGTTCTATATTGAACTTTTCTATCACAATCTTCTCTTTTATCTATATACTCATAAAAAGTAGCTTTTCCTCCACATAAGTGGGCAAGGGTTTGTACTTTTTCAACACAATTTTTGTCTATAGATAAGTAACTCATATTGTTTGTTCTAGTTTTATTATGAGTTCCGTCCCATTCACATAACTCTAAGAAAAAACTTAAAATCCATTTTCTAGATAATTTAGTTATATCTATCCAACTGAAATCTTTTTTGAATTCAATACTCGTTGGTATAGCTATTCTATAAGAGTAGTATCCATTTTCGTATTTATTTTTTGAAAAATCTAAGTCTAAGTTACTTAAAATATAATCTAAGTTTTTAACTTTATCCTCCCTCTTTAAACTGAATCCTATAGGTATGCTTCCAGTTTTCTCCCCTGTGTAGCTTTCTTTTCTAGAAGAAAAAGACCCATCAGCTTGGAAAGCTATTCGCAATTTATCTATAAAAGATAAATCCTCTAACTCACCTTTCACTACTCCACTTAAAGGTATACCTTCTATTTCCTTTAACTCTTCACTAGCTTCTCTTAAAGGTAATAATTTTCCATCTGATCCTAGTAATACCATTTTATGATTAGGTGTAACTGTCAGATTTAAAATATTTCCTTTTTCATCAGAAAAATTTATCAAATCTCCTTTATACTTATCAGCGTATCTAAAAGTAGGTATAACAAAATCTATTGAACCATCATCATTATACTGAGCTACTTTTTCATCTTCTTTTGAGTCTTTAAATAGTTTAAACCCGTTTTCAGTTAAAACCTCAGTTTCATCATCATAACATGCCCATACAGATTTTAATCTATCTTCTCCACCTTGGTAATAGTAATTAAGCATATGTTGGCCATGTATATTATCAGAGCCTCTAGAGGTAAATAGACTAAACATACCTGCGATATCAGAGGTCTCTCCACTGGTTGCACTTCTAGCTTCAAAACCATTTACACTAAAATCAAGAGCCTCTAAACATCCAGCTATTTCAAACATAGGTTTTAACCTTTCTTTTAAAATCATCAATCTGGTTGTAACCGCAGATATATACCAAGAACGCATTAATTTAGTTTCTTCCCCATTTAAAGAAGAAGCGAACCAAGCTTCTGTTGGTTCAATTATAAATTGAGGCACTCCTATTGGAGTTTTTGTCCCCTCAGGAATACCTTTAATAAGCATAGGGTAATATCCTAATTTATTTACTTTTTCCCACACCTCTGTATTCAATATATCAAAACCTACAGCTTTTTTTGTAACTTTTTCAGCAATTTTTATATCCTCAAGAGATGGCACTTCTGAATAATGTTTTTGGATTAAATAGCTTAACCCTATACAATAAACATAAGGGTGTTTTGCCCCATTTCTAGCCTCCATATAAGAAGAAAACCATTCATAGGCTTTTCTCAATTGAAGCCAGTGCCCTATTTTATATAAATCTCTGTCTAGTATTTCGTTTCTTTTAAACATTTTCTACCATTTTATTAACTTCTTCATAAGCTAAATTCTTAGCTTCTATTTTATTACAGTCTAACTCTAATAAAAAATCTACCCAATCATCTGAATTTGTTTGATCTTGTAAATATTCTTTTAAATCGATGTCAGACAAATCTATATCCTCTTCTGATGTCAAAGATATTTTCCCTGAGTAGTTTTTAATATGAATACAATAGTACTCAGGGAAAATATATTTTGAGTCCTCTTCTAATCTACTCCAAACTTTTCTTAATTCCTCTAAAGTATACACAAATACGAAACCCACCGTATGTAAATAAGAAGTACTATCTTTAAATTTTAACCCTATATACGAATAATCATCTGAAATACTAAATAGTTTTGGCACACTGTCAAAATCTGCACCAAATACAAATAGGTCTGTTGGAGTTTCAATGTTTTTAAGTTCAAGTCTATTCATATTTTTATTTCTTTCTTCGTAAGTTAAGTAGTCTAGAATTTCTTGCCATTCTTTATCGGGATCAAATCCTGCTTTATCATCTAAAAGTACATTACAATACAATTTTTGACTATAATCTCCCCAATCTAAAGTTCCCTCTGTATCTGGATTCTCATTTACAGCATAGATATTTATACCTCTATCTTCTAATAATTTTTTATAGACTTTTCTATCTTCTTCTTTAGAGCAAGTCCACATAATTATTTTATATGTTGGATCTTTGCTTATTTCTTGAAGAGTTTCAATAGCCAAAGGATAAAATTCGTGTGCTATACCATCCCAATTATTCTTCATTACTGTCCCATGAATATCTAATAAGATATAAAGAGTATCCCAACCTCTATCATGTTTTCTTTTATTTGCGTTCTTGAAAGCGTTTATTGCGGACATCTAAGTATTTTTTAATTATAGTTATATGAGTTCCATTTACAGGAAGATAGTTTTCTGCCTCAGTCAAAGGTACAATTTTTATTTCATCTATATCGTCTTGTGCCTTAACATTTTCAAAATTTTCTACCTTTAGCACAAAAACTGAAGTAAATGGCTGCCTTGCATTTTTATATCTCCAATCTTTTAATTGAGCAGACATTAGATATTCAGGATTAGAAACATCTAAATTTGTTTCCTCTTTTACCTCTCTTATAATTGCATCCTCTAAAGATTTATCGCAGCTATCTGCGAAACCTCCTATAATACAATATCCTGATTTTTTATGTCCTAACAAAACATTTACACCATCTGTTATAACTGCATCTACTACAGCATAGTGTGCTGGAAACTCATCTTGTACAGCTTTGATATAACCTTCAAAAAACCAACGATTATCTCTGTAGTGTACGCTATTTCTTAATTTAGTAGCAGATAAGTCACCTTCAACTGCCTCTACATTTACAGTATTTTTGTCTTCAGGTAAGCTTGTTAAAAAAGAATCCCTGGAGCCATAATACAGTATTTCATCTGCACTGTCTGTTAAATCTTTTACTTTCCCAAAAAGACTATCTAGCCATACATTGTCAATTTTTTCATCTCGAAGTTGATGCACTTCTACACTACCATGTAAATTTTGTACACCTCTTCGTATTAGTTCATATGGAAGAGGATTTCTATCTCCTCTTACTATAGAGGATCCTATAAAAATAATAACTCTTTCACATTGTTGAAACGCAGTGTAAATTAATTTTTGGTGCCCACTATGTAAATATGGAGCTTGGAATCTCCCTACAATAACTGCTACTTTCATACTAGTTACATTTTTATAGTTAAGTCTTTTAATAAATCGTATGTTGTTTTTAAAGAGGATATCTCTTCGGCCACCTTATCCATTTTAACTAAAAGAGCATCTGTCTCTTTCTTTGTATATGGTGTTGTAACCTGAATAATATCTCCTGAAAGGTGTAAGATGGGGTCTTCAAATGTTCCTTCATATGTTCTATCTAAGAAAACTACTCCACAATAACCAATCTCTTCTCCCTCTTCCTCAAGAGCTCTTGCATATAATCTAGTCTGACCATATTTATCAGAGCCGTAAAAAGATGTACCTTTAGTTTTACTACTTTTACCTCCTGTTTTCACATCAATAACATCTTCTTTTTTGTCTTTGCTATAGTTAACATCTATAAAGCCCTGAGTTACATAGTGTCCTCTATCAAGAACAATCTCTCTTTCATACACTGTGTTATCTGGAAACATTTTATCTGCTTTACCTAAAGTTTCTATATCTTTCTCATTAAAATAAGAGAAGGCCTCTTTAAGCGTAACTGCATCTTTTCCTTGGGCTTTACCTGGATCCATTCTATATTCTATAGATGTTCCACAATATGTTCCAAAACCTGCCCAAAAATTAGAGTCCTGTCCTAATCCAAATATATAGCCTAAAATATAACCTGTATTGTATTGTGGATCTATGTAAGATGTGTATTGTGAGTAACTAAGCTTTGGTTTCCCATTATGCTTTTCAAATTTTTTATCTTTTGCTTTATATACTCTTGGTAAATTTAATTGTTTTTTCTCAGTCATTATTTTTATATTATTATGTGTTTCCATTTTTTGTTTTTATAAGTTCCGCATAACGGTTACTCTTTTACTCTTAAAAACTCTGTAAATTCGGGTCTATCTATTTTTGCCAATACGTTTAAATCGGCATCAAGCATCAGGTCTCCTACTCATCCAGAGGTGCTACCTTGCCTTTATCTGGATTGCTTCCACGTAGCTTTAACTTTCTACAGAGTTATGTAAAGTATGCCTGTAGAGCACATTTTATCAAATTGTTTTTGAATCTTTTTACTTAAAATGCCAAATTAACTTAATTTTTCTTTTAGTAGGGCAAATGATTTTTGAGCTACTTTTTGACCCATTTTTTCTTTTTCATAGAGAAATTTTTCTGTAAGCTCTATTACTTTAAGTCTGATTTCTTGACCCTCTTTAATATATTTAATTATTAATTGGTCTGCTTGCTTTTTCCCTAAATTCCCCTTATTCACTACCTCTTGAATAAGAGAGTAATCTACATCTAATCCTAATGCTGTTTTTAATTCCGAATAGTCCTCTTCTTCAACTTTATTGTAGAGTTTAGAATTGGATAAGGCAGTTTTAACTAATTTTAAAGTAGCTTCTTTATCTATCCCCTCTTTTTCTACTTTCTCGCAGATAACTTTAATTATCTCTGGATTTAGCTGCCCTGAAGCCAAAATATGCTCAAAGATATTTACATCTGTTTTTTCTTTAAGTGTTTTTTCCTCTCGGCATACATACTCTTTTATATAATCAGATTTGCCTATTAAAGCACACAATACCTCGGCTGTTGCAATAACATCTTTATTACAGTATTTTGCAACTCTCTCTACACCTTCTGAGTAGTATACTTGGCTTACGTAAGCCCCTGAAATATCATCTTTACTACTATTAATCCCTTTTAACATACATAAGGCATCTAAAGATAAGTTAGAATACAAAGTACCCTTAGAAATATCCATTGTATCTAACACTTTAGTAAGATTCCAAGGTCTTTTTCCTGAGTCGTTAATATCCTCTGGAATAAGATTTAAATCTACTCCTTCCTCTAAAGCTTTAATTCTTATTACTGGTAAGTCAAATCCTATTATATTGTGGCCACAAACTCTAAAACCAGAGGAAGCCACTACTTTGTAAAACTCCTCAATAACTTCTTTTTGTGTACCTACAATAGATTTGTAATATAGTATTTTATCCTGGATAAAACCAACACTTATAACAACTATTTTATTAAATACTGGACTTAAGGCTCCATTATTTTCATAATGCCTCATAACTTCAATTGAAGGAGGAATAAATCCTGTTGCTTTATCTCTTAAACTCCAAGCATACAACTCAAATTCTTTTGAATCTACATCTAATACTTTGTTTCTTCTTACTGTCTCAATATCGAAGAAAAGTATTTTCTCCAAATCTAAATTTCTTATCGCTTTATTCATACCTAATCTATTATAATGTTATTAGTTTTTAATTTCACCTCTATCAAAGGATTTATATTCCTTAACATAGTATCTATTTGTTGTTCCAGAAAATAATCTGGTTGTTCATTTTTATTTGCTCCTGATACTGGATGCATGACATTTTTTCTCTCTTCCATATGGCCAAGACCAAATATATGACCTATTTCGTGCGCTAAAGTACTTTTCCTTATACTTCTTTCAGAGATAACTATACAATTTCTACCTAACATTGCATACCCTGCTGCACCTATAACATTCATATATTCATGTGGAATAATGTATATAGACAATGTTTCTTTTTTCTCAGGAAAAAATATTGTGGTTCCAAATTTCACTTTATCAGGAAGGCTTATTCTGTTACTGTCTAACTCTATATTTATATGAATACCATATCTATGAAAATAATCTGCATTAACTTCTTTTTCCATACTTTCAAAAGTTACTATTGCATGCTCCATGATAAAAACATCTGCATCTACTACAGTAGGTTGGTTTGCATCATAGGTATAGAATAGAGGTTTCAGTTCTTCCTTACTGCACCCTACTAACAATATCATCAATATAAATAATAATTTTTTCATAGTCTCTATCTATCTTCTACAAAAATACAAAAAAGCCTTAAGATTTCTCATAAGGCTTTTACTAAATATATGTTAAATTTTTTTATTTGTCCTTTAGTCTATCATACTCTTCTATGGTTATGTATTTGAACTGTTTTGTTTTACTACTCTTATATAATTTGCCATGCTCTTTTTTATAAGGAGTTTCTGTCTTATTACAACCTGCCACTAGTGTTAGGTATACCTTACCAGTTTCTAAGTGTTTTACAGGTTTACGTTTAGAAATCAACCAAGTAAAATCATCTAGCCAATTATTTTTAAGTGAAGTGTTATAAGCACTACTATTTCCTTTTTGGAACTCCTTTCTACCTGTATATTTTTTAGATTCTTCTTTACACTTTTCATAATCCCAATAACCATTAGGTAGTTTTTTACAATCCCCTATCAAATGTCTAACCTCTCCTATGCTAGTTACTTTATATATACTGGCAGGGGATGTTTCATTATTCAAAACGTCTTTGAACACATCGCCAAATTGCTGCATTA